ACGTCGCGGTCCGCTTCGAGCGAGATGACAGCTTCGACGGGATCGTCCAGTCTTACCAGGTCTCGGGCTTTGCCGACCTCGACCTGATCGAACTCCGCCCCTGCCATTGAGGACGCCATCCCATGCTTCTATTCGCTGACGGTTTCGACCATTACGGCGCCGATGCGGCCCGGATGCTGGATGGCGTCTATTCGGAGATAACCGGCGTCTCTCTCGTCGGGGGCGCGCGGACCGGGGCGCGATGCGTGAAGGTTCAGGTCGGTTACAACGACTCGGGAATGCGGCGTGTCCTTCCGGGGGATCGGACGGTCGTGGGCATGGGATACGCCTTCAACCTGAACTTCCTCCCGAACGGTCCCCGAGGTCTGGCTCTGGCTCAGTTCCTGACTAAGACGGGCGCACGGATCGGGACGATTACGGTCCTCCCGACGGGCGCGATGGAGTGGCGAGAGGGCGGCCGCGATTCGACTGTCGTCGCGACGAGCGCTCCCGTCCTCCGCGCCGGGTCGTGGCAACATTTCGAATGCGAGATGAGGGCAGACGTCGGGGCCATTGAGGTGCGGATCGACGGCGTGACGAGGCTGTCCGTCGTTGCCTCGGCCGCAACTGGCGATATCGGTCAGGTCTATATCGCCGGGTGCTACGGCTATCCGAAGACCGGGGCGACAGGGGTAGATATCCTTGTCGATGATCTCTTCTGTCGAGACGATCTCGGCGGAGAGGTCGATAGCTGGATCGGAGACAAGAAGGCCTATACCCGCCTTCCCGCGACCGACGGCCCGGAACAGGACTGGACGATCTCGGTCGGTGATCAGTCGTGGGCCATGCTGGACAATGTTCCGCCTCAGGACGGAACCGAATACCTCACGGCCGACACGGCCGGAAAGACGGTCTCGGTGGGGATCGCGCCCTTCCCTACGGACATCGTTTCGATATCCGGGGTCTATGTGGCGACTCGGCTGTGGAAGAATGACGCGGGCAATGCGAAGGTCTCCATCCAGGTCGAGAGCGGAAGCTCCGCGACCGCGAATCCCACCCACCCGATTTCGACGGCTCCGGTCTGGTATGGGGACGTCGCTGCGGTCAATCCCGAGACGGGAGCGCCGTGGTTGATCTCCGAGATCAACGCCCTTCGCGTGGCCATCACCCGGGACGAGTGACCTCATGATCATCTTTCTCGACGGCTTCTCTGAATATGGCCCCGGGAGCGCAATGATCGCTCAGGGCGGTTATGAAATGACCGAGGGGGCGACGGTCGTCCCCGGCGGCGGTCGTGTCGGGGCGGATGCCGCCGTCATCCAGGCCGCCTACAATCACTCCGGCCTTCGCTATCGGCTATCCGAACAGCCCCTGACGGCCGGGTTCGGATACGCCGCGAGCCTCAGCTCTCTTCCAAGCGGCTCCTCGGGCCTAGCTCTCTTTCAGGCCATCGGGCGCTATGCGAGCGGAAGCGCAATGCTCGATTGGTCGATCCTGACGCTGACGGTCCTCCCGACCGGCGGCATTCAGGCGAGAATCGCTCGCTCCCGGGACATCAGCGGATCAAGGACCGGGCCGGTATTCGATGAGGTCGGCCCGGTCCTTCGTCCGAACACCTTCCATTACGTCGCCGGCGCCTTCGACTTCCGCGAGCTGGGGGTCGCCTATCGCGTCGCGGTCGATGGGGAGATCGTTCTCAGCGGATACGCCCCATATCTGACCGGCGTTGATCCTGTCCCGGTGAAGCGCCCGTCCGCCCTCATGCCCGCCGGATGCATGGGGTTCCCGAAGATTGATGCCCTGACCGTATCCATTTCGGTTTCCGACCTCGCCCTCACCATGGGAGAGCCCGAGGACGCCGCGCCGCTGGCCGATGAACGCCTATGGACGGTTTTCCCTGACGCGGACGGTGCTGAACAGGACTGGACGATCTTCGGCGCCTCGACCGCGTGGGAAGCGCTATCCCTTGTTCCCCCGGCGGATGGGCAGCGGTTCGCCATCGCCGCCGATCCGGCGTCCCGGCTTTCGGTCGGGTTCGCAGCCCTCCCGACCAACATCGGAGACATCTCGGCCGTCGGGGTTCGGTCGCGTCTCTGGTCGTCATCTCGCTCAGGACCGGAGGTGGCCACGCAACTCCGCGTCGGGTCCACGGAGACGAGCAACGATTCCCACGCTCTGCAATCCCGCCCGACATGGTATGGGAATGTCTCCGAGACCAATCCGGCCACGGCTGGGGCTTGGGACATTGCCGCCGTCAACTCGGCCGAGGCCGTTCTCGACCGAACAGCATAGGAGGGCCGAAGATGGCCGTCGGAAAGTTCACCGTTCTGGACATCGCCATGAGGAAGATCGGCGCCGGGCAAATCGACCTGGACAGCGACGCCTTCAAGGTCGCCCTGACGACCGGCGATCAGGCGATCACCGCGTCATTCTCGGGCGCTTCGAACGATGCCCTATATTCCGACTTGACGTCGGAGGCTTCGGGAGCGGGCTACACCGCCGGGGGCGCTGATCTCGTCGCGCCGAGCTGGACGCGGGCCGGGTCAGTCGTGACCATGGGAGCCGATCCGACGGAATGGACCGCCCTCGACACGACCTTCAAATACGCCGTGGTCTACAAGACCGGGACCGGGGATATCCTCGGGTTCTTCGACGTCGATGACGCGAACCCCGCCGGTCGCGTGGTGGCGAACTCCGACTTCATCATCAACTGGACGAACGGTCTCTTCACGCTGACCCGCGTCGATTAAGGGGAGGCGTCTACATGGCTGGCGATCCGTTTTGGGACAAGGTTGTCTTTCGCTCGACGTTGGACACCTTTCCCCCCGTCGATGTCTCCCTTCAGGCCCTTCCTCTTGTGGCCAGCACCTCCGGCCCTGCCCTGACGACAGGTGTATTCGGAAATGCTCTTTCGTATGGGGCGGGGAACGGAGCATATCGGGCCACGACGAGCGGTGACGCTGGGGAGTTTGGGGGCGGAGATTTTACGGTCGAGGGGTGGTTCAAGCACCTCCCCATCAATGTTCCAGGTGGGACGGCGCTCTTCGGAACATGGCCCGCTGGTAGCAGAAGTTGGGCGATAGTCGTTCAGGAAGCGACTATCGGGACCACGAGCCAAATACGGCTTTTCGCGTCTTCGGACGGAACTAACTTTGACATTATAAATGCTCAAAGTGGCGTGTTTACTAGCATCGTCCGAGGCCGCTGGTATCACTTCTGTCTTGAAAGAAGTGGAAACATTGCCCGCTTCTATATTGACGGAGTGATGGTCTGGAAACAGACGATCTCCGGATCGCTCTTCAACGCATCCGATAAGCCGCTCAGGCTCTTTGACGACGGCGGCGCAAATCATTTCAACGGTGCAAGGGTCGCCTTTGACGACCTGAGGATCACAAAGGGCGTGGCCCGATACGGCCGGGACACTGGTTTCGCTCTTCCGACGGAAGCTTACCCCGTTGAGGGCGCGCCTATCGGGCCTCCCTCCATGTTCGTCACACAAGGCCCTGGCTTCGGATCGGCCGGGGGAGGGCTGAACAGGACTCGGCCGTGGGGCTTCATCCCCGCTTCGAACCTTTCCTTTTCCACGGTCCCGACGGCCGTCGAGGGCATCATTCCGGCTAATGGCGTCCTGTCCAGATTGCGCCTCAGCATCTCGGGTAATACGCAGACCGCCGCCACGACAACCGTGACCGTTCGGGTAAACGATCAGCCGACGGCGCTCTCCATTGCGATCCCCCCCGCGACAAACGGAGAGTTTGAGGTAGTGGCGACCGTCCCCGTTAATGCCGGGGACGCCGTGTATCTGGGATATCAGAACTCCAGCACTGGAGCTTCTCCCCTTCCTCTGATCCGGATGACCCAGGTCGACTACGCGAGTTTCGACGGGAAGGTTCGGATCATCCACGGCATCAACAGCCGGGGAAGTTCTGCGGTTAACGTCTCTGAGCCGGGTCTCAGGTTCTCTCCTATTTCGACCTATTATGACACCGTGGTTGCTTGGAAGTCGTCTCTCGACGATCAGGCGATCTCTCCCATGGGAGCCCCGGGGAACATCGTCTCGGCAATAGGGAATGTTCGTTCGAACAGCCTAGACGCGGCGGCGATCTTCACTCTCTACAAGAACGGGAACCCGACTTCGCTGACGCTGACGGTCCCGGCGGGGGTGACGGGCAAGTTTACCGCGACGGGAGGCCCCGTTTCTGTGATCCCGGGCGACAACCTCTCATGGGGTAGGGCGATCCCGGGGCTGACGTCCGGATCGTTCTGGCTGACGACTCTCGATACCGTATTCGAGGCGGCGGACGGATCGTATGATCTCTTCACCGGGCCGAATCTCGCCACCACTTCGCCCAACTGGACAGCCGCCGCACCTGGAGTTGCGGGCTTCAGCGGGTTCGGCGGCCTTCTGGACATTTCGACTGACGATCTTGCATCGCTTCGCCTTCCTGTTGACGGCTCTGTGTCGAGGCTTCGGGGCCGGGGATATACGGTCGGCGCCCCGGAGGAGATGCCCGGGTTTCTGACAGCCGAAGGAGCGCAACAGCCCCTTTCTGTCTCGTTCCCGACTGGAACGGACATGGCAACGGCGCCGTGGGTTCTCTCCGCCGATGCGCCAGTCTCCTTGCTGGCGGGCCGAAAGATCAACTTCGCGTCGGTCGCTCCGGCGGGCGGGGTGCTGGAGAACCGTCGCGCGGCCTTCGCGCTGGGCGTGACTATCGGAACCGGCGGCGCGCCTCCCTCTCCGGAAGTGACCGTCCCGGCCGGGGAGCTGACCTTCGAAGGCCTCGTTCCCACCCTGATCCAAGGGCAGGAACTGACGGCTGTCCCCGGCGCCGTGGTGATCTCTGGCGCGATCCCGACCCTGACGGAGTTCGCGGGGATCACGCCGGGAGCTGGGGCGCTTGTTCTATCGGGTCAGGTTCCCACCCTTGAGGCGTCCGGCCTCGTCGATCCCGAGGCTGGGGAGCTTCGTCTGTCCGGCGCGGCGCCGGACGTCTTCATCGGCGTCATCACCTCCCCTGCCCCGGGGGAGATGGAGATCGAAGGCTTCGCGCCGATCCTGACCGAACAGCATGGCTCGTTCTCCTCTCAGGCATCCATGATCGTGCGCGGCCGGTCGCTGGGGCTGGCGACCCGCGCGTCGCAGGCGGCGGTCATTGCGCTGGCTGAACCGCCGCCGCCTCCGGTCGCGGCGTCACAGGCGGCGATCATCACCCTCGGGGAGATCGTGCCGTCGGTTCAGGCGTCGCAGGCGGCGATTATCGTTCTGGGCCATGCCGATCCGTGCGTCACGCGCCGAGCTGACCTCTGGCTGATCACCAGGACGGACGGGAAGGTCTTCGCCTTCACCTCACACGACCGGGACGTCCACTTCCGGGGCGTGACCTATCGCGCCTGCAAATCCCTCGACCCGACCGCGACGCAACAGGCGGCGGAGATCGGCGGCATGGGGAACATGGAACTCGTCGGCTTGATCTCTGACGAGACGATCACCGAGGCTGATCTCTACGGCGGCCTCTTCGATGACGCTTATGTCGAGGTCTGGCGGGCGTCATGGGAGGACGAGGCGTCGATCGTCGACATTCCCGTCCGGCTGGCGGCGGGGTGGTGTGGATCGCTCAGCCATGGGGACACGTCCTTCAAGATGGAGGTTCTCGGGCCGGGGACGAAGCTCGCTCAACATGCTCTCGTTCAGACCGTCACCCCGGGTTGCCGGTGGGTGTTCGGTGATCCGAAGACATGCGGCGTCAACGCGGATTCGCTGGCGGTCGCCGGCCAAGTCGTTCGGACGTTCAACCGGGCGCGGTTCATCATCGACGCCAGCGATCCGGGAACGGCTCCGCAATGGGCGAACGGCCTGATCCGGTGGACCGACGGCGTGAACGCGGGGATCGCCTGTGAGGTCAAGTCGGTCGATTGGGACACGGGCGAGGTGACGCTCTGGGCGCCGCCGCCGTATCTGCCCGACGCCGGGGACGCCTTCACCCTCCGGCCCGGTTGCGACAAGACGCCGGAGACCTGTAAGGCGTATGCGAACTACCTGAACTTCGGCGGCTTCCCGGACCTGCCCGGGACCGACGCCATCGCGGAAACCCCAGATGCGAAATATTGATCCAGCCCAAGGGCGGGCGGTTGTCGAGACCGCTCGCCACTACCTCGGAACGCCCTACCGTCATCAGGGGCGGCTCATGGGCGCCGGGGTGGATTGCGTCGGCCTCATCATCATGGCCGGGGCCGATGCTGGCGTCCTGACGATCACGCGGGCCGAATGGGCGGAGTTCGCCGCCTATAGCCGGACGCCGAACCCGACGAAGATGGGCGAGGCGATGGAGAAGTTCCTCGTCCGGCTGGACGTCCCCGCCGGAGAGCTGGGGCCAGATGGCTCTATCGCCTGGATGGAGTGGCGCGCCGGTCTTCCCATGCACCTCGGCATCGCCGCGACTTACGAAGATCGGCGGACGCTCATCCACGCCTATGAACACGTCGGACGTTGCGTTGAGCATGGCTTCGTGGCGGAGTGGCCCGGCCGCGTTGTGTCTTGGTGGGCTTACCCGGGAGCGCTGGCGCCGGAGACCCCAGCCGATGTCGCTCTTCGAGATCGAAATCCCGCTTGATGCCTCAGAAGCCGTCGAAGCCGTTGAAACCCTCAGCGCCGCTTCCGGCCGGGACGCCTCCCTCCCCCATCATCTTCGCCAAGAAGTCCAGCGCCGGACATCGCCGGTCGCCGCGGAGGATGAAGCCGAAGCCCTCGGAGTGACGGCCGGGACATTGAGGGGCGTCGTCGTGATAGGGTGCGGCCCCTCCCTGCGGGCCTTGGTCGGCTCGCTCCGCTCACAAGGGGTGAAGTGATGGCGTCGGTTGCTCTTGGTTTCGCCGGTCAAGCGGTGGGGACGTTCTTCGGCGGTCCGATTGGCGGCCGGATCGGCGGCGCGATTGGCTCGCTCCTCGGGGGCCTGATCGACAACAAGCTCTTCCCGGTGAAGATGGAAGGGCCGCGCCTGACCGATCTCTCGGTTCAGGGGTCGCAATACGGCGTGGCGATCCCGGCGATCTTCGGACCGGAGAACCGGATCGCGGGCAACGTCATCTGGTCGTCGGGCCTCATCGAAACCATGAAGAAGGTGCGCCAGGGCGGGAAGGGCGGCCCGAGCGTATCGACGAAGGAATACTCCTATCGAACGCATATCGCCGTCGCCCTTGGCGGTGGGACGCTGAAGGGCATCCGAAAAATCTGGGCGAACACGAAGCTGATCTATGACGCCAGCGAATCGGAATCGTCCGGCCTGTATTCGGCGGTGCGCTTCTACCCGGGCGACTTCAATCAGCTCCCCGACCCGAACATCGAGGCTGACAAGGGTATGGGGAACACCCCGGCATATCGGGGAACCGCCTATGTGGTGATCGCGGACTTCCAGCTCGCGGACTACGGCAACCGGCTTCCGAACCTGGAGTTCCTCGTCGAGGGGGCCGAGAAGGAGAGCGTTGGTCAGGCGCTGTATAAGATCGTCGTGGATTCGGGGATTGACCCGAACCTCGTCTCTTTCGGCTCGACGCCATCGGAAACCCTGCGCGGCTACGTGGTCGGAAACACGACCTCGGCCGAGGCCGCCATTCAGCCGCTTTCGCTGGCGTGGAACTTCGATCTTGCGGATCAGGCGGGGAATCTCCGCTTCCAGGTGCGCGACAGAGCGCCCGTCGGGGTCATCACCCTCGACGATCTCGGCGCCCATGAGGGCGAGGACGTTCCCGATCCTCTGGAATGGAACCGCGCGGTCGAGACGTCGCTCCCGCGCCAGTCCAGCGTGACCTTCAGCGATCCCGAGCGCGACTATCAGCCGAACACGCAAAGCGACGTCCGGACCGAGGGATCGGCCGATAGCAACCTCGACACGCAACTCGCCATGGTCATGACGGCGGATCAGGGGCGACAAACGGCGTCCCGCCTTCTGTGGGAGGCGTGGAACGGCAGGCAGACCGCGACCGGCGCGCTCACGGACCGCTGGCGCCATGTCCTCGCCGGTCAGCTCTATCTCTTCGAGACCCCGGCCGGGCTGGAGCCTCTCCGCGTCAAGAACCGTTCGCGCGGGGTGAACGGGATCATCGAAATCGAGCTGTCTCGGGACAACCTGGAAGTCTATCGGTCCACCACCCGGGGCGCCGAGGCCACGGTCCCGGATAACCCGGTCCGCGCCCCAGCTCCGGCGCGGCCGATCCTTCTCGACCTGCCCCTCCTCCTCGATGCCGACAACAACTCGGCCGAGGGTTTCTATTATGGGGCCTACGCGATCAGCGGCGGCGGCTGGCGTGGCGCGGACGTCTTCATGATGACCGAGCCGAACGGATCCCTCATCGGCATCGGGACGCAATCGGCAGAAACGACGGTCGGGACCGGGCGGAGCAATCTCGTCGCCCTCCCTTCTGGCTTCGACGTCGACGAGGATTGGGACGATACCTCCGTCCTTTCCGTCGAGCTGTTCCACTCGGGGATGACCCTCGAAGGCCTTTCCGATGCCGACGTCCTCGCCGGAGGGAACGCGGCCTATATCGGCCCCACGGGCGGCCCCGGGGGAGAGATCATCCAGTTCGGAGTCGCGGTTCAGACCGGACCGACCACATGGGAGCTGTCCCATCTCCGGCGCGGCCAGAAGGGAACGAACACCTTCGCGACCGCGCACGGGAACGGGCAACAGTTCGTTCTTCTGGAGCTGGGCTCGATCCAGAGGGCTAGCACCGGCTTCGACGTTCTCAACAACACCCGCTACTTCAAGGCCGTGGGCATGATGACGAGTCCGGACGATGCCCAGGTCGTGACCTTCACGAATACGGGGATCGGTCTCCGTCCATATTCTCCGACCGATCTTGCAGTCGCTGGCCCGGCGCCGGGTGATCTAACCCTCTCCTTCGTGCGCCGATCCCGCGTCGGCTGGCCAGCCCAGCAGCCGCCACCCTTGGCCGAAGAGACCGAAGCCTTCCAGCTCCAGATTATGGACGGCGCAACCGTGAAGAGGACGGTCGAGCTGACCACGACGTCCTTCGTCTACACCTCAGCCATGCAGACGACGGACTTCGGCGCGCCTGTGACGTCTCTGACCTGGCGCGTCGCCCAGCGCAGCGCGACCTTCGGGCTTGGTCCCCGGGAGACATTCTCCGGGCCGGTCTAGGGGTTGTGAGGGGGAGTCCGGCGATCTACGGTTGAGCGCATCGGATTCGCCCCCTCTCTGGAGTTGCCTCGGTGCAATATTCGCCTTGGATCGCGGTCGGGGTCAGCGTCGCGGTGGCGCTTCTCGGTATCGGCGGAAACCTCGCTGTCGTCTCCTTCTTCCTCGGGAAGCTGAAGGCCGAACAGGCAGGAAACAAGGCGCTCGTCGACGCCTTCAAGGAGTTCACCGATCAGACGATCAACGCGCTCTTGGCGCGTATGCATACGCTGGATCAGTTCGCCAGCGAATCCGCCGGAGGCGCGGCGGCCATGGAGGCCCGGGTCAAGGGCATCGAAGAGAACACGCGGGGCTTTCAGCAGCTCCGAGAAGATTTCGCCCGCCATAGCGCCCGGCAAGACGCCGTGACGGCTCAGACCGTCAAGGAGCTTGAGCGGCTATCTCGCTCGTCCGAAAGCGTCCAGCGCCAGATTTCGAACCTCGCTCGCATGGGGCCGGGGGCGCTCATCGCCATGGAAGAAAAAGGGGTTTGATCATGACCGACGCTCAGGTCAGAGAACAGCAGGTTCGGGAGTTGATCCTCCGCGCCGTCATGGCGGTCGGGACGCTCATCATCGCCGGTCTGATCGTCGGGGTTCTCCTCTTCCGCAACATCCCCGAGAAGAACGAGATCATCCTCGGGACCGTGATCGGGTTCGTGTTCGGAAACATGGTCGGCCCGATCTACCGCCAGTTCTTCGCGGGTCTGGATGCTGACGCCAAGGTGACGGCCGACAAACAGGCCGACGCCCTGAAGAGCGCCGTCGACAAACTTCCCACGGCGCCGATGACCGAGGAGACGCGCTGATGTCCAAGGAAATCTTCTCCCGCCAGCAGTCCCGCATGAAGGATGCGGGCTTCTATGACGGAAACATCGACGGGATATGGGGGCCGCTGAGCGATAGCGCCTTCAACGCCCTTGTGGCGGCGGCGCTTCAGGGACGGGAAGGAAATGTCGCGCCGAACCCGGGCGCCGAGGTCGTCGAGAACCTCCTCGCGTGGGGCGGCGCGCTGGATAACCTCCCCGCGTTCAAGGGTCGCGCGGGGGCCGCTCAGGCCTTCCGGGATCGCGTCTTCTGGATGGCCGGTCCCGACGGCCTGGACATGCCGAAGAATGGCGCGAGCTGGCTCATGGCCTGCATGGCGTGGGAGAGCAATGAGACGTTCTCGGCCGACGTCCGCAACATGGCGGGTTCCGGTGCAACCGGCCTCATCCAGTTCATGCCCTCGACCGCTCTCCCCTTCTTCTACTCGGCCGATCAGATCAAGCGGATGACCGAGGGGGAGAAGCGCATCTATGGCGCGCGCGCAACGGCGCGCTTGGCGGCTATGACGCCGGAGGATCAGCTCAACTACGTCTTCCGTTACTTCAAGCCGTGGAAGGGCCGCCTGAAAAACCTCGGTGACGTCTATATGGCGATCCTCTGGCCCGGCGGGGTCGGTCAGCCCGACACCTATGTCCTGTGGAACAAGGACACTCGGCCGACCACCTATCGCCAGAATGCCGGGCTGGACATCAACAAGGACGGCCGCATCACGCGGGCGGAATGTCTGGTGAAGGTGACGGAGAAGCTGAACCGGGGCTTCGAACCGGGGCGCGTCTGGAGCGCTTGACGGCCCGAGCTGAGCGGGGGAGGTTTCGCCGTCCCCGCTCCGGCGCCCAGCGGGGACCATCCATCCCGGGCGCCGGAGACCCCAAGATGATCCTCAAGAAATCCGGGCGATGGATGCTGGCGCTGATCATGCCCTTCGCCCTCATCTTCAGCGCTATGGCTCCCGCCGCGTGTTCGACGATCCCGTCGGCGCCGTCTTCGATCACCATCGACGAGAAGGCCCTGTATGTGGTCGAGCTGGGGTATGCGGGGGCTATCGCCTCGGTCGACGCCGCCGTCGAGGCCGGGGTCGTCAAGGGTGACTTGGCCGTCGAGGTCGATGACGCGCTCGACTATATCCGGAGCGCCATCCTGACCGCCCGAAACGCATATGCGACCGGGGATCGGCTCCAAGCGGCCCTGTCCATCGCCCAAGCGCATGAGGGATTGGCGTCCCTCCGCGAAATCATCACCCCTGAAGAGCCGTAGGAACTGCCGACATGGATATCGTGAAACTTCTGTCTGCCCTCAATCAGGCGGCCGAGCTGACGGAGACCGTCATCGGTCTCGTCGAAAGCGCGAAGGTCGTCCTTTCCAGCGAGGACGAGACGGCCCTGAAGGCCGAGCTGGCCAGCATCGCCGCCAGAAACGACAAGGCCCATGCTCTGTTGAAGGAGAAGTTGGCCAAGGCGGCCCAGAACCGATAGGAGGGTTCGGGGCTTCGTCTTCGCCTCTCCCTGACTTGCCCCCGGAGCTTCGGCCCCGGGGGCTTTTTCATGATCAGGGGATAATCAGGCCCGGGGTAGGACGCGCCAGCCGGGGCGGCGGAGCGGGTTGATAGGCGTTGGTCGCGGCGAGGCCGCTATACTCACGGTGCATGATCTCATCGACGATGATGCAAAGCAGGGTCGAGGGCATGTATCCGAAGGGCGGTTGCTTCAGGCGCGCCTTCTCCTCGGCCGGCGACAGTTTCTCCGCCTCCTCTTGCCAGAGAGCCCGAACGGCGTCCGCATAGCGCTTAGGCAAATCGGCCCAGGTCGAGATGATCCGGGTTCCGATGGCCGGAACGAAGTTCGGCGCGAAAGCCGTCTCGACGCGAGGGCCAAGACCTTGCGCCATCATGTCAGGCCTCGGTTCCTTTTTCGGATCGATCCTTCCCGCGGCGACGCCTTCGTCAAATGCTGCGACGCGATCATCCGAAACCGAGGGGTCGGGGATCAGGAAGGGCGCATCCCCGTTGCGCGGGTTCCATACCCATTCGACCCGGCCCGTCACCTTGTTCTGGTAGGGGATCAGGGCGAAGGACGCGGGCGATATCATCGTGATCGCCGCCGAGCCGGAGAGGCGCTTGATCGTGACGTCCATTGGTCAGGCCTCCGCCGTCGCGAGCGTCGCGTCGATCAGTTTCGCCAGGTCGGAGATCGTCGTGTCCTTCGTCAGGTCTTGGTCATTGATCGTTCCGCCGGAGCGGTCTTCGGCATCCATGGCGATTTCCACCATGTCGAGGCTATCGGCGCCCAGCTTGGAGAGTTTGGCGTCCGGCGCCGGGTCGTGGCCGAGACAAAGGACAGAGCGAACGGACGTTCGTGCAAGGTGCATAGCCTTGGCGGAGGGATCGGACATGATGGCTCCTAGTTGAAGAGAAAGTCGGCCGCGACGGCATAGCCCGGCGCGGGGTAGTCGATCAGGCCCAGCGTCCGGAGACGGCCTAGATCGTTCTGAAACCCGGAAGCCTTCTCGCTCTTGCCGACGGCGAGGGCGATGGCGGACCGGGAAAAGGATTCGGGATGGGCGTCCCAAAGGTGTTCGAAGATGGCTCGCTGAGGGCCGGACAGACGTCCCGCCACCGTGTCCTTCAGTTCCCATCGGTTGACGGGCTTGCTGATCAGCGGAGCGACGGCGCGCCCGGCGTCAGTGATCATGACGAAGCCGGGAGACGGATAGTCGATCAGACCCGCCGTCCGCATGGCGCCGAGGTTGTTCTGAAACCCCGAGGCCTTCGCACTGGCCCCGGCAATCCATGCGACGAGCTGGCGATCCGCGTCCGGCTTCTTCAGGTAGGCCTCGACCCATAGAAGCGCGGCGAGAATGTCCCGTTGCTTGCGTGATGGAACCGCGCTGCCGGTGTCGTCCTGGCTGGGGTTGTCGACGATGACCATCTCCGCCGCCTTGCCCGTCAGCCCCCGGCCGAAAGGATTATCCGGCCGGACATGGAGGACCGGCGGCTTCATGCGGACGACGTTCGTCGGCTCCGGCTCTGGTTCGGCTGCGGGGCCTTCGTGATCATCGCCATATGCAAGGCCTTCCAGCCGGTCGATCGGCGACCGAAGCTCACGGAGAGCCATGGAAATCCCGACCTTCACGCCGTCCTGATAGCCCTCGGCGGTCCCCGCGCGCCGCCCAGCCTCGAAACCCTCGTCGTATCCGGCCGTTCGGGCGGCCTTCAGCTCGGCTCCGGACGGTCCAGCGGGAGACTTGGCTGGGGCGGCCGCGCCCATGATCGACCGAAGCTCTTCAAGGGGAAGGTCTGGACTATGGAGCGGCGCGACCGGAACGGATCCGTCATCGGGAGCCTTCGAGCTGTCGAAGGTCTTGATCATCGGAAAGCTGACCCGGCGGAGGAAGTCGTTCTCCGGGCTCCAGACCCATCCCTCCCCCACCTTCAGGCGGGGAAGGCTGGAGATGATCTCGACGCCTTCCTCCTTCGTCCCGTTGTCCTTGATCCACGCCTCGACCGCCGCCCGATCCTGCGGGCCTATCAGGCGCATGGCGACGAGCGTCTCGACCTGTGTCAGCGAATCCTTGTGGATTTTCGCGGAGCGCTGGCTCAACAGCATGACGCGGAGGCCGCGCACCCGTCCGCCTGACAACAGCTCGTTCGCCGCATGGAGCATCTTCCCGGCTTGCGGATTCGGAACCTTGCCCTGCGGCATGAAGTTATGCGCCTCGTCGATGACGAGATGCAGCGGATGGGCGTTCTCTCGCATCAGGGCTTCCGCGAAGTCGGTGAAGAACCGCGTCCGCTCCCCGACGCGCATCCTCGACGTGTCCAGCACGAAAGAGGTTCTCCAGGTCGCGACCATTTCCGCCACTCGCTCGCCGTCATGCTCTCCGAGAGGGGCGTCGCCATGGCGGCCGCCGAGGATCAGCACCGGGAAGGCATTCTCCTTGCCCGTGGCGTCCAGCCGGAGGCCCCACCATACGCCCGTGGGGTCCACGATGCAGACGCGACGCGCTTCGTCGAGGAGGCGTTCAATCCAGCCCTTGGCGGCCGTCGTCTTGCCCGCCCCGGTCTTCCCGAGGATGGCTAGGTGATGGAGGAGGGCGTCCTCCGGGATCGTGATCTCATCCATTGGCGATCTTCTCTTGCTGGCGTTCATGTTCGGCGCGGATGCGGCGCATGTGGACTTTGGCGATCTCGTCACATTTTCGGTTGACCCACTGACGAAGCTCCCCGTCCTGATGCCCCCGGACGTGGCGGACGAGGACGCGGAGATCGGCCTTGGCGCATGTCTCGGCCATGAGCTGGGCGCCAATGCTGGCGCCGCCCTTCACTCGGGCGGCGCGGGGCCTCGGGACGGCCAGTCCACCCGGCGCCGGGCGGTCTCTGACGAAGGGGTAGGATCGCATCAGCCATTGCAGCGCCGTGGTGTTGTCGCATTGCCAGATGATCACGTCCCCCGGCTGGATGATGCCCCGGGACAGCGCGAAAGCAACAGCGTTCGCCCCACCCCTGATCTCGGCCTCGGTCGATGACTTGAGCCGGTCCCGGAAAGACCCACCTGCCAGCATCGACCGTTCACCGTCAGCTTTCATCCACGCCCCCCAGCCCGCGAACCCCGTCGTCGCGCATAGGCTCGCGTCGGAGAATATCGTCACGCGCGGCCGGGCGGCGGCCCATATCCGGTCATCCTGACGGCGCTCCGCACGATGCTGGCGAATGCGGTTCAGGAATCCGCCGAGCCCGGTCTTCTGATGAGGCTTCTTCTCAAGGTGATCGTCCATGTTCCGGCGGCTGGCCAGAGCTGCCAACCGCCGAGACCCTCTTCATGGCCGACAAGGACAAGGCCATCCGGACGCGGAGAGAAGTCGATCCCTTCCCGGCGGAGAGTGTCCATTGCGACTTGAAAGGCTCTGAGCTTGGCCTTCTTCGTCGTCTTCCCTTTTGACACTATTTCCTCCCCCCTTTCCCGCGACGAGCGTCATTGATCCGTTTCCAGTATCCCGGAGGTCGCGTCCTCTTTCGGTCGTAGGCTCGGCGGCATTCTCGACAGGCCCTAGTCCCGTTCGGCCTGATGAAGGTGTTCTCCTCGTCGAAGGGATGGCCCTTGGAGCATGAGTTCATGGCCTTCTTCGCGCTGTCGCGGAGCGCGTGGCAGGTGGTGCATACGGGCTCAACGTCGAGATGATGCTCGGCCGTATATCCCTTGTGGTGGTCGTATTCGTGCCGCCGCTCTCCGGGACTCCAGATATGCCCGCAATCTGAGCATGGAAGCGTGTTCGGGTGGGGCCGACGCCCTGTCCGAACTTCGACATTGACCCTCTGGCGCGCCTGAAGACGGTCTCCGTCCCTCGGAGGGTGCGGCGCTGGCCCGGGACGCCCGGTCAGGGGGTTTATTCCGACCATGATCAGTAATCGTCCTCTATGGGCGCGAACTGATCGCGCACCCACGCATCATCGATAGCCATGTCCCGAAGGTCGTCCGGATCGGGGCCATCATCCTCGGGTGGGTCGCTTTCTATCTCCGCCAGGACGCGGGCCTCCTCGGCCTCGGTCAGAACGACGGCGGCGCCGATGTCATCGACTACCTTGACGAGTTCTGTCTCCGGCCCACTTCCCGGGTCGCAATCCTCGGGCGCTAGGTGGGTGATCGGAGGCGATCCGGGGTCGAAGTGGAAGGAGACGGTGACGTCCGTTCCATCATCCCGGGTGAAGTGAGTTTCGAAGACCTTAGCCATGTTCTTTCTCGAATGAGGCCCACATAGCGGAGCGCGACGCGACCTCGGCCTGATAAGCTGCATCGTCATGACGAGGGCCGTGGTAGGGGACCAAGCCGGGGGCGTCGATGTCGAGCGACCCGTCCGCGCCTCGACGCAGCGCTAGAAGCGGAACCGGGTCTTTTCCGTTCAGACCCACGTTGTCCGGACAGAACAGCTTGGCCCACGGGGCGGGTCTGCCTTCGATAATCGTGATCGCGACATGATCCATCGGGTTCGCCCACTTAGGGTCTCGGAGGTGCGTGATCCCCCATGCAGCGGCTTCGGATAGGCTCATGAGAGGGACGCCGTTGAAGGCGGGGCGAGGAGCGTCAGCCATGGTCGATCCGCCCATAGACATGCAGGACATACGGTCCATCGCGGAGGGTGGCGACGTGCGCGGCCGCCGTCGCGGCGAAAACATGCCCTGTCCCGACGAGGAAGACGTCAAGACGGGCGTCGAGAACCTGAGGGCGTCCCGGCTCGTCAGCGAGCCGCTCGACGTAAACGACAGGCTTTCCCTCACGCATGGCGGCCGAGAGGATTTTCGAACCCGTCGGAACCATGTGGCGGGTCGGCTTGGGGGTGACGGGGAAGTGGTGGATGACGAGATTCATCGGCTGGGCTTCCTCATTTGGCGCTCGGCGGCGCGGCGTTGCTGGCGAGTGGGGAGAGCGGCGGCTTCGGCCTTCGCCTTGGCGATCCGATCCTCAAGGGCGCGGTGGCCCGGCATCCGGTCGACGCAACAGGCGACGCGCGGGGTGATGCCATGCGCGGCCAAGGCGTCCGGGTCCAGGTGCGGGCAGTCGATACACCTCATGCGCGGCCTTTCTGTGTGGTGATGAAGAGGTTCCCGGCCTGTTGCTGGGCCTTGGCCTCGTCCCGGATGATCCGGCAAACGCGGTCGATGTCCTCGTCGCTGATGTCCGGGCTCATATTATAGAGCCCGGCGTCGATGCCGGAGACGATGGCGTCTGGCTCCGCTCCGTTGCTTTTCATGGATCGCAGAAGGGCCGCTAGGGTATAGCCGGCGACGGCATCCCACCCGCCCAGCGACCAGACTTCCGAGATCGCCACGTTCAACAGGTCTGTCACGGCGCTGTTGAGCGGGTCGTTCGGAATAACGTGCGTCTTGGGGTCAGCCATAGGGAGGGGCCTTTCCCGCCATGGATGGGGGAAGTTCGTCAGCGTGTCCGTGCTTCTGGAGCGCCGTGAGGGCTTCGGAAACCTTGGGAAAAGACGGATCGCAATGCGCCAAGAGCCCAGCGAGCGCCTTCGTCAGTTGCCGCCGGTCAGTGTCATCCTGAGCCGTGCTTCGGGCTTCCACCTGGAGAATGAGAAGCCCATCATGGATTGTGTCCTTCGCTCCCTCCCGGAGGCTGATTTCCGGCATGGAAGGGATGCCCCCGCCGCCGCTGATCATGTCGAAGACAAGATTCCTGACAGATCGGAGGATCACCTCCCGAAGGATGAACTCGGGCGGGTTTCGGGCAATATCCATCGGACGAACAGCATGAGTGATGGAGAACCGGCCCGGGTATTGGATCGGCTTGGCCATCTGTTCGCGGAAGGCGGAGACGGCCTTTTCGGCCGCCTCCTTTGCAAACGCCGGGACCGTCACGACGCGCGCTCCTTGATCCGTTCCTTGGCGGCGGTCAGGGCATCACCGACGAGGCGCTTGCTGTCCTCATTGGCGCTGCGATAGGCGTCGCTCTTCCAGACCGTGCGGAAGAGGCTGTCCACCTGATCAATCTCTTCAGCGCCGAACTCCAGCCAGAAGCGGAAGAGGACAAGGTTCTGTGTGACGTCGAGCGCCTCCTTCCCTTCGTCGCGGAGGGCGGTGTAGCGATCCCACGCCCAGCCCCGGACGAAGCTCTTATCGGCGTCACCGGCCTTCTGATATTCCTCGGTTCCGCCGAGAGTGCGGAGGACGTCGAGGATCGCGCCCCACGCTTCGGCCTTGAGGATGTCTTCGTTCGCTTTCGTGAAGGCCGTTGAGGTTTTCTCGCTCTTGGCGGCCTTCTTCTCCCGAACCTGTTGCTCAGGGGTCTTGTCCCCCGGGAAATCAGAATCTCCCGCATCGGATTCGGTCGAGGATGCTTCGGGCTTTCCCTTCTCCTTCTGACGAGCCTCGGCTTCAGCCCTGTCCTGTTCGGCCCGGGCTTCGTCGAAGCCTGCCAGCCAAGCGGCGGCTTCGTCATCGTCCTCCAGGTCGTCAGGGACGGAACGATCAAGACCCTCCTTGGCGGCCTCGACCCCCTCGTTCCGGATCATGTCGAGGTGATCCTGACGGTCTGCATCGACCTCCGTATTGGCCGTGTCAGGCGCCGTGTCTTCCGTTGCCGGTTTCGCGGTTTCCGTTGCGGTTTCGGCCGATTCCGTTGCCTCGATAGCGGTTTCCGTTGTCAGATCGGTGGGTTTCTGTTGCTCGGCCGTCTTCTCGGCCGGGGCGGCGAGAGCTTCCGTCTTCTCCTCGGGCGCATCACCGAACCCAGCGGTCAGGGCGGTCGGGCGGCGAGACCGGGTGCGTTCGCGGCGCTCTTCCAGCTCATCGACCTCATCGTCGGTGATCACGCCGAGCATGACGCCGGGGCTATGCGCTCGCGCCCATTCGCGCGCGCCGCGATAGCGGAGCTGACGCTTGAACGCTCCGGCGCGCCAAGGCGACTTGTCACCCGTGGTCTTCCAGATGCCGACAGCGCCTTCAATCGTCAGCACCTCGTTCGAACCCGGGAGGGTTCCGCTGACCACGACGCCCAGAAGATCGCCCTCGCCATCGGCCTCAAGATCGACGGTCTCGGTCTTCGGGTTCCACTTCCCGAAGGCGTAGGAGAGCCGGGTCTTGGCGCGCTTTTCGATCACGGCCGCGACGAGCTTCCCTTCATACATGAGGCGCCCCCGAACGACGGAAGTCGATTGCGCCACGGCGAAGGGGTCCATCTCCCACCTGACCGCCTGATTGACGATCATGAAACAGTTCGACACGACCACGGCCGGAGGAAGGAAATCGTCCTTATCCTTACGGAGCGAGTCCGGGATCAGCGACGATGCCGCCATGATCGTCGCGATCCGCTGCATGTGTTCGAAACGAGCCGTGTCCAAGATCGGGATCACGTCCTCGACCGGCTCATACTGGCGGACCGCGCGCTGAGAGCTGGCGGCTGGGGCGACAGATGTCCCCGGCTGGCTGTCTGACATGGGGAGGGTCTCCTATTTGGCCCGCGAGGTGCGGACGTTGGTCTTGACGTCTTCGAAGAAGCGGACGCCGGGAAGGGTGATGCTGTCGATTCCGCCAGAAGCGACGGCGGCGTTCTTGAAGCGGGCGACCGCCGCATCCACGGCGTCGGCTGCAAGATATGGGCCGAGCGGCCCCAGGTCGGAGATCAGCGCGGCGCGGTCGGTGATCTCATGCGCCCAGAAGGTTTGAGCGCTGGCGCTGGCGCCTTCGCCCGCGACCTTAGAGAGCTTTCCGATCCCCCCGGTCGCAGCCTTCGCGGCCGTGGCGGCCTTGCGGTCAGCCTCGGCGGCGGCTTTGGACGCCTCCTCGGCGGCCTTCCGCTCCTCGGCGGCTTCCTGTTCGCGCTTCCGCATAGCCTCTTCGGCGGCCGCGCGTTCCTCAGCATCGGCGGCCGACCGGATGCGGGCGGCTTCGGCCTCCGCTTCGCGCTGGGCGGCCTCGGCCTTCCGTCGAGATTCCTCTTCGGCCCGGCGGGCGGCTTCGGCGGCGGCGCGTTCCTGACGCTCGCGTTCCTCGCGCTCAGCCCGCTCTCGGGCGGCCTTGGCGCGCGTATACGCATTGAGCGCCGAGAGCATGTCCTCGGCGGTCTTGTCGAGCGGCTTCTTCAGCTCTCCAAAGAAGGCGTCCACGGTCCGGCCGCTGCGAAGGAACGGTTCTTTCGTCTCGGTCCGGGTGGTCTCGGTTTCTCTGGACAGGGCCTTGAACTTGGCGATCAGAGCGGTGAAGGCCTGAGCGTCTTCTTCGGTGTCCACCTTCGACGGCAAGCCGAGGCGTTCGATCTCCAGGTCGGCCGCCCGGTCGCTAAGATCGCCGTGGTTCTCCTTCAGCCGGTCGAGGAGCGGATCGGCGTCCTCCGGCGCATTGTTGGACAGGCTGGGCGTGTCGGCCGGGGGCGATGCCCCGGCCTTCTTCAGAAGTTGACGAGCCATGGTCAGGCCTTCTCCATCATGGCGACTTCATCATCGACCGGGCTGTCGTCCCATCCGAAATGAGGAAGAGAGATCGCCGGTCCTTCGGGATGATCAGGGTCGGTGTGATGCGGCTGTTCGATCCGATACCAAGGTCGGTCGAGGCCGAAGCGATCCACGCATTTTCGATAGAGATCGACAGCACGGCGCGCCTTACGGAAACCCGACGTGTGGAAGCGGCCGCCCCATGGCTCGACGACCGGGAACAGGATCGGCGCACGTCCGGCCGGATCGGGTTTCTGATAGAAGAGCCAGACCCAATCCCACGGAAGGTCACGCTCGACGATGGCGCGGAGATAGGTGCGCTGTTCCTCCGTCCCGCCGGAGATCGCCGCGTCGCCCCGGGCGGCGATGAGCTGATGCATCAGGAAGCGCGCTTCCTGATAGTGGCCGACCTGAATGTCCAAGCCGCCCCGGATGATATGGTCCCCGAGGAAGTGTTGAAGCTCGCGACCCTGCCAGTTTCCGACGGTCTTCAAGTCCATGGTGAAGAGCGGGACTGGCTTGTCGAAGCGCGCGCGCCAACGGATTCCGGATGCATCGGTCCAGAGGAAGGACAGCTCAGCCAAAGAGGGGAAATCCTCCCCCCACCCGAGGAGACCTTTCATCTCGGCGTCGCTCATGGCGGCGTCGTGCATGATGCGAAGGGCTCTGTCCTCGGGCGCCGAGACGGCAGGGCGCGGCGTTCCATCCGGGCCGACAAGGGCCTTCTGGAAGTCCCGCATGATCGCGCCCCACACGGAAACGCCGGGGAGGTTCTCGACTACTGTGTCTTCCCAATCCTCCTTTTTGTATTTGGAGGTTCCCTTCAGGTCGAAGCCCTCGTCCAACAGGGCTTGTTTCAGCTCGTCCGTGCTGACCAGAAGGCCCGGATAGTCGGACTTGCTCGGCTCGACTGCGAACCGGGTCTCATAGGCGCCGAGGCCTTCGAGCAACAGCGCGTGAAGGGCGGCTCCGAAGGTCAGGGCCTCCGTCTCCTCGCGCTTGCGGTCAGGGTTGTTGCGGCTCGACCACCACCACCCCTCACGCTCGAAGTGAAGTCGCTGAAGGTCGGACGACCCGAGGGCGTCCTGAGCGAAATAGACCTCTTCCGGGAGGCCGATATACACGCCGTCCGGAAGCTGTTCGGCGGCAATGTCAGGAAGGATCGCCATCGGGGGCCGTCTCCTTGGCTGGGGGTGAAACGACGAAGGAAGGGAGAGTTTGGCCGAGCATCTCGCCAATCGCGGACATGGCCTTCACGCCCTTCTGGACGTTCTCCTCGTTTGCCCGAAGCTGGCTGAGGAAGAAGTAGCTTTCCGCGACCATGATCTTCGTCCCTATGGCCCATTGATCGGACGAGATGCCCGAGGAACCTGAAACCTTCGACAAGTCGCTACCGTGCATCTCGACGAGGTAAGTTGAGGGTCCGGTCTTGCCGATGATCTTCATGAGGATGGCGCCCGCTTTCCGCCCTTCTCGCCGCCCTTGCGACCGGCCGCCGAGGCGAGGTCTCGGTTCTGGCTGAAAGATCGGTTCTCCGGCTTGACGCTGGCGCCGCCCTTGCGGGCGATCTCGCGCTGACGTTCCGGGGACATGGAGGCGAAGCCGCGTCGCGACTTGCCGGAGGGTTTCTCGGTCATGGTTTCCTCTTCAGGGTGGTGGCCCGCTGGATGCGAGCTGAGCGGAAGGATTCCGCGTCCGTGATGGCCGCGCCGATCATGTCGGCCATGGTGCGCGAGAGGGCGGCGGCCGACGGGTTGCCGGATTCGGTCGCCTTTCGCGTGTCGTCGATGTAGAGCGCCCGCGTTGCGGCCGCGTCGACGATCGGCATGACGATGGGATAGGCGCTGCCAAAGGCTGCGACGATATATTCCCCGCAAGCGGACGCGCGAACGTAGGGAGTGGTCAAAGGTCTCTCCGTGGGTGTGGTGCAACCCGCTCCCAGGTGAACGCGGGAGCTTCACCTTTATTCACCTTGACGATCCGGAGCGCAAGCTCTTCCTTAAGCGCGACCTGGCACCCGCCCGGTTAGGCACCATGGAGACCCCCCAAAATGGCAAAGACCCTTGGAGCGAAGGGCGGCGATAACGTCACCAAGCTCCCCACCCGAGCCGCGCGCGGCGCCGGGAAGAGCAAGCCCTCGGCCGATCCGAAGCGCATGAAGCCCGCTATCCCGAGCGAGAAGAAGACCCCGGCCGCCGCGGCGACCGCCCAGCCGGAGACGCAAGCGGATCGCGACCGCAAGCTCCGCGAGAACCTTCAGGCCCGCCTTGTCGGCCTCCGCTCTAATCACAACTCCATCGTGGCGGCCGAGGAAGCCCTGAAGGCGGAGCTTCGCGAGCTGACCGCCAAGAAGAAGGAAATCCGCGCGGCGGTTCAGCAATGCGGCGTTCCGTTGTCGGTCTTCGACGAGGCTCTTGGCGACGCCGAGGCGACCCGCGTTGACCTGAAGGCCAAGGAGAAGGCCCGCGACCTGATCCGCGAAGCCTACGGCCTCGTCACCCTGACCCAGCCAGACCTTCTGGATAACCTCCCCGAGGCGGCCAAGCCCGGCGTCTATTGGGAGGCTCAGGGCTATCAGGACGGCATCGCCGGGAAGTTCTGCGAAATCCCGGCCGGTTGTCCGCCGGAGAACGAACCCGACTATCGGCGCGGCTTCGATAATGCCATGGAGGCCAACGCCAAGGGCATCAAGGCGCTGGACGAGTTCAAGGCGACGCCGCCATCGCAAGCCGATGATGACGAAGGCGCCGGCGACGGAAGCGACGATGAGACGCCGGAAGCGAAGCGCGACGCGGACTTTGCGGCTATCTCCGAAGGCTTGGAGCAGGCGGTCGAGATGGAAGAGGCGGCCAAGACCGACGAGGGCGACGCGGCTCCATCCGATGCGAGCGCTGAAGGGGACGACTTCGAGGCGACGCCCGAGGAACTCGCCGCTCAGACGCCGCGCGCGGCCCTGGATAGCGCCGATCCGGTCGAGGTCTTCCACTGACGGCCTCACTCGCCGCGTTGGACATAGCCCCGCGCTCGGTGGGCTGGTGTGCCGGAGATGGCCGCCAGCTCCCCGGGTGCGGGGCTTGGCCTTTCCCGAGGCCACGTCCTGAGGAGATCGGCCTCCTCCTCGACCTGTTCGACACACAGTTGAACATCATGATCGACCGCTTCCAGCCGGAGGCCATCGCGTTCGAAGCCCCGATCCTCGTCCACAAAAGCAAATGGTCGCAGCGGAACGACCGTCTCGAAGACGTGGCGAGAATGCTGGCCATGACGGGACACGTAGAGTTCATCTGTCAGCGCCGGGGGATTGACTGCTACCAGGTCGATCTTCGCGACGTGAAGAAGGAACTGGCGGGTTTCTGTTCGGCCGAGAAGGACGACATGATCGCCGCCGCCGAGAAGGTGGGCCTCTCCCTTCCGCCTTCGCCTCAGCGTTCCCGAGAGGACGCGGCCGACGCCTTTGGGGTTTGGCTCTTGCTACTTCGCCAGTTCTCCCCTCTTTTAAGCCAACGCTTCGATTCGGCCCTGTGGGGCAGTCGCGGCGCCCTGTTCTGAAATCCCGTCACGGAGCGCCAGCCGATGACCCCCCGACAATCCCAACTTCTCCGGTTCATCTCGGAGGAGCTGCGCGCCAATGATGGCGTCGCCCCGACCTTCCAAGAGATGAGCGATCATCTGAAGCTGGGGTCGAAATCCCAAGTCCACCGCCTCCTTGCCTCGCTCGAACGGGCGCGGTTCATCCGACGGATACCGGGCCGGTCCCGCGCGATTGAGGTGATCCGGCTCCCGAGGGTTCCCGTTCCCCGATCTACCGATCCCGCCATAGTCGCCGCCAGCATTGAAGCGCGCTTCGGCCCCGTGCGTGAAGGCGTTCTCGTCGTCCGCCTCGCTGAACTGTGCGACTTCCTGACCGCCGAGAACCTGACCTGATGCTCCCCCGTTCCCCCCGCTTCATCTGCATTTGCTCCGGCATCTCGGCGCCGACGGTGGCGCTCAAGCCGATGGGCTTCGAACCTCTGGCCTATGCGGAGATCGACCCGGCCGCCGCCGCGATCCTGTCCGAACGCCATGGCGCCGGTCGCCCGCTGTTCATGCCTGACCCTGAACTGACCCTTGATCCGGCCGAGCGCCGGGCGCGGGAGAACGCGATCAAGGCCTTGTCGCGCGTCGAATGGGCGGATCGCATCCCGAACTATGGCGACTTCACCCGGCTCCGGGATGACCCGATTATCGCGGACGCGGACATGACTATCGGCGGGACGCCCTGCCAAGATTTTTCAATCGCAGGCCTCCGGGCCTCCCTCGGCGGAGACCGGGGCAATCTGACGATGGAGTTCATCCGCCTTGCAAACGCAACTGACGATCTTCGACAGTCTATGGGACGACCCCCAGCCTTCCACCTCTGGGAAAACGTCCTCGGAGCCCTCACAACCAAGGACAACGCCCTCGGCACCTTCTTGGGAGGCATGGTCGGCTTTGATCGGCCCATCGAACCGCCTAAGGGGGGAAGCTGGCCTCGCGCAGGTGTGGTTCATGGACCCGACCGGGTGGCCGCATGGCGGGTCTTGGACACCCAGCACTTCGGACTACCCCAACGAAGGCGGCGGGTCTTCGTGCTTTCTCGTCGACATCCTAGAGGCTGGGCCGTTGCCGACGCGCTACTTCCTATCATCGAAAGCATGTGCGGGCATCCTCCGCCGCGCGAAGGGGCGCGGGAAGGAGCTTCCCCCCACGCTGAAGGAGGCGCTGGAGACGCAAGCGTTCAGGGAAATGGAGGCCGAGGGGATGGACGTCCGGTCTCTGTCAGAGACGGATCGGACGGCGCTTCTCGACCTCATGGCGGGGGACGACCTGGAGGACGAGGACGAAACCCCGGAAGAGTAGTCCCGGGCGGCGCGCCGGAGATCACCGGAACCGTGAGCGCCAAATGGGCCAAGGGGACCGGCGGTCCGTCGGGCGACGAGGCGTATAATCTGATCGCCGTCGAGTCGGATCATGAGGCCGTGGCGTTCTCCATGCGCGGTCGCGATGGGGAGAACATGGCGGAGGCTGAGGCCGATCCAGTCAGCCCCACGATCCGCACGGGCGGCGGGGACAGCTCGAAGCCATTCGTGGCCCAGAAGGGTTCGCATCTGAAGGCCTTCCCCATCGCTCGGGATGCCCTTCGGGGCGACAGCGTGGCCAAGACCGCCACGCCGGACGCGGCGGGCCTCGTTCGCAAGCGGAATGCCGGGATCGGTATTGGCGACGAGGGCGACCCCGCTTTCACGCTGACGGCGAGCGGCGCGCCCGTAGTCGCGCTGGCGTCAGACGAACCCCGCGCCTTCAACCTTTCGCCCGGCTCGGGTTCGACCGGCGTCCCCAGCGCAGTCGAGACGGACATCGCCGCCACGATTACTGCGACCGGAGAGGCAGACAAGAACGGCCGGGGGACGCACGTCCTTCATGGCGTTGCGCTTGCCGAGAACCAACGCGGCGAGCTGAGGACGTCGGACATCGCAATGTCTATGTCTACGGGAGGAGGAAAGCCCGGCCAAGGAACGCCGGTCGCCTTCACCGTCTCGCAACAGAGCAACGGGTTCGCGTGGGAGAACGACACGGCTCCTACGCTCATGGCGAGGCAGGAAAGCCCGACGTCGAGCCAGTTCTCCGGCCTCCGGGTCGGCGTCATGGTGCGCCGCCTGACCCCGCTCGAATGTGAGAAGCTCATGGGCTTCCCCGAACACTTCACGCTGATCCCCTACGGATCGGCGGCGCGGACGCCTGAAGACCTGGAGGAGACCTATCAATACCTCCTCGCGTGGGGCTTCGGGGAGAACGAGGCGCGGGCGCTGGCCGACGTCCCTGACGGTCATCGCTACCGCGTCCTCGGGAACTCCATGGGCGTCCACGTCATCAGGCACATTGGCCGGGGCGTCCTCCGTGAGCTGGAGAAGGAGGCCGCCCTTGGCCTCTTCTGACCTGTTCGGCTTTGACGATCCTCCCGCCGCCCCAGCGACGGCCGTTTCTGACTTGTGCGATGAACCCCCTTGGGATCATGGCCATGTCTGCCGCGTCGGTGGCGGAGACGCCTGTTATAGCGACGACAGCGGCCGGACATGGTTCTGTCGCCGCCATGCCCCCAAGGACTTCCTTCCGAAAGACCGTGTTTCCCCATGACTGATGAGACCATGACGGCCGAGATCGGCCCTGTCCCGAAGAACGCCCAGAAATGGCCCCGCCACCCGGACGAGTGGTATGTAGAGCCTCAGACGTCGACGCGGTTTCTTCTGGAGCGAGAGCGCTTCGTCGGACGCTGTTGGGATCCGTGCTGCGGCGGGGGGAACATCGTGCGGACCCTCCTCGATGCCGGGATCGACGCCATCGGGACGGATATCCGGACGCGCGTCCCGGGCGCGCCGTGGTTTGCTGGAGAGCTGGATTTCCGTCACGGCGATCCCGCAACCTTCCCTCTGGCGTCCAACATCATCTTCAACCCGCCGTTCTTCCGCGGCGACGGATCGGAAGAATGCATCATTCAGGCACTCGGGTTGAGCGTTCAGAAGGTGGCCGCCTTCCTGCCCATGCGTTTCCTCTTCGGAGAGCGGCGCGCGCCGCGCTTCTGGATCGGCCGAGAGCCGTCTCGCATCTGGCCCGTCTATCCCCGGCCGAGTTGTCCCCCGGGCGACTTCCTTGAGCGCGGCGGAGAGGCCAAGGGCGGCACCGATGACTTCGTTTGGGCTGTGTGGGACCGGGGGATGAGCGGTGGATATTCGCGCTTCACATGGGCGCCGCCGAAAAGGGACGCTTGAAGGGGGGCGAAATCAGATGTTGAGGAGAAAGGCGCCCCCCGGGCGTGGCACCACACCGGCCCGGGGGGCTAACCGATGCGATCCGAAGAGACGGGGGACGCGGCGGCTGTTCGAAGCGATAGCGACCGAGGCCCGTCTCGACAAGACCGAAAGGCGGTCGTCGTGACTGAAGAGTTGAACGCTGTAATGCAGCCGCTAACGCCAGCGGATTGCGACGTCCGGTCGCTTCCGTTCATGGCCTTCGAGGTGGTTCGCTTTCTGGAGAGCGATCTCGTCGCGCTGGCCAGCGGGGACGAAGGATGGGCCGCAATCAAACTCTGGTCGAAGAGCTGGCTCCAGGTTCCGGCCGGGTCGATGGCGGACGATGACCGCATCCTCTCCAAGGCGGCGGGGATTCCTCTCCGCGACTGGATGGCGATCCGTGATTTCGTTCTGAAGGGATGGCGATCAGGCGGGGACGGTCGCCTCTATCATCCTGTCGTCTCCGAGAAGGCTCTCGAAGCATGGATAGGCCGCCTGTCGCATCAGCGCCGGAGCGCGCTGGGCAATGCCTCGAAGTATGGTCACGACGTGACGTCAGAGGTTGCGGCTTTCGATGCGCGGATTCTCTCCTCGCTGGAGATGCTCAAGCACCTGAACGAGAAAGCCGCCAGCGACGCCGCCAAAGGCCTCCGTTTCCTACAAGGAGGAGAAGAGCCTCCTTCAAGGAGCAGTTCACCTTCCCAAGGAAGGAGCAAAAACGGCTCCGAAGGGAAAGGGACAGGGAAAGGGAGAGGGACAGGGATTAAAGAATCTCCCCCTTCGGGGGTTGCGCGCTCCGGCAAGCCGGACCACGCCGAGCCCCCAGCGCCGCTCCCTGTCCCTTCGGCGCCGAAGACCGACGCCACGAAAGGGACGCGCCTCCCCGCCGGGTGGTTCGTGGATGCAAAGGGTCGGGCCTATGCTCGCGAGAAGGGCTTCACCGACGAGGACATCGACGACATGGAGGAAGCCTTCCGGTTGTGGTGGCCAGCTCAGCCGGGGGTGAAGGGTAGAAAAACGGATTGGTCTCTGACCTGGATGACGTGGGTCAGGGAAGAAAGGAAAAAGCGCCAAAATGGAAAATCAGCAACTCGCTCTGGCGGGCGGCCGGGTCAATCATTTGACCGTCTGCAAGCATTTCACACGGCGGACGTGGAAGGCCCTCACGGTGGACGCCGGAGGGATGGAGATCGCGGTCCGGGCGATTACGGATAACCCCGACCTCCTCGACGAGGTGAAGGCCCAGCTCCCCGCCCTCGAAAAGGCGGCGGAACCTGCCGGGGCGGACTTCGTGAACACCCTTCTGACCGAGGTCGGGGTCATCTGCGGCGTCCCGTGGGACGATCCCCGAACCATGGCGCTCGCCAAGAGCGAGTATATCGCCATTCTGGGCGAACTGCCCCGAGAGGCCCTCCGCCAAGGCGTCGATGCGTTCAAGCGGTCCGACCTGTCCAACTATGGATTTCCGAAGCCTGCCCGCCTTCTGACCTTCGCGGATCCCTTCGCGTCAGAGATCAGGATCGCCCTCGGGCGCGCCAGGGCGGCGGCGAAGCGCGAGGCTACTGGAGCCCGTAAAGTCTCGCCGGAGGATCGCAAGGCCGAGATCGAACGCCTGAAGGCCGAGGGCGTCCTCGATGCGAACGGGAAGGTCATCTTGAACTTCAAGACGCCTCCCCCTCCTCCTCCCCCGGCTGAGAATGCAGCGGCGGCCAAGGAGCGCGCCAAGGCCATTATGACCGGGGACGATCCCCATCTTCAGCGCCTCAAGGATGCGCCGATCCGCCGAGGAGCGAACGAGTTCGAATGAGCATCGGCAAACATCAAAGCTCGCGGTCGAAGTCCGTCGTATGGCTGACGCCACCGGAGATCGTGACGGCGCTCGGGGACTTCGATCTCGACCCGTGCGCGGCTCCGCCTCCGCGCCCATGGGATACCGCGCGCGAACACATTGCGCTTCCGCGCAACGGACTTGCGGAGGAATGGTCAGGCCGAGTTTGGATGAATCCTCCCTACGGAACGCGCCCGGTCATCGCGCCGTGGATGCGCCGGATCGCGGCTCACGGAGTCGGAACGGCTCTGATCTTCGCCCGGACGGAGACCGAGGTGTTCTTTGAAACGGTTTGGAATGCGGCTACCGCCCTCCTCTTCATTGAGGGACGACTTCACTTCCACCACCCGGACGGGCGGCGCGCCGAGGAAAACGGAGGAGCCCCGTCGGTTCTGATCGCTTATGGCCTCCATGACGCGGAGGCGCTGGCGGAGAGTGGCGTCGCTGGAGCGTTTGTCCCGCTTCGTCTCCCAAGGGTCTATGCCGTGGCCGTGCTGTCGCGTAGCTGGCGCGAGGCAGTTATCGAATGGGCGAAGACCCATGAGGGGCCGATCCTCGTCTCAGACCTCTACCGGGCCTTTTCAGGGCACCCCAAGGCCAGGCGCAACCCGAACTGGAAGGCGAAGCTGAGACAGACGCTCCAGAGGTGCGGATTCGAGCGCGTTGGTCCGGAGCAATGGGTTCTCCCCCTGTGACGAACCGATGCGCCTGTTCGGACTGCGGAAAGCCCTGCGGCGGCCGCCCCTTCTGTTCGCGCTGCATCCGAGAGCTGACCGAAGATGAGTTCTGGGGACTTCGCATGGCCGCCAGCTCGCCCATGCATCAGGCCGGAAAGAAGGGCGTCGCCGGCTGGGGCGACCGCATTGACGGGTCGGAGGTCATGGAGACGTGGCCGAGCGGCCCCGGCGGAGAGGTCCAGGTCGTTCGGGGCGTCGCCAGTTGCTCGGATGCGCTCGCATGGGCTGAATACCGGGCCGCTCTCAAGGCGACGGCCGACGCGGTTGTCCGGCGCCGATGGAGCGGCGCGGCCCGGCGCAATGCAAGAGCGATCCTGAAGCGATGATTTTCTTCCCCGGGATCCCTGAACCGGCGTGGGCTCATCGGTTCGATTTGGCGTTCATCTCCGTCGCCCGTCTTCGCCGTCGCCGCGGAGCATTCGTCCCGCCTCGCCTCGGCTGGGCCATGGACAGCGCTGCGTTTTCGGAAGTGGAAGGTCACGGTGGATATCGCCACTCTCCCGAGACCTTCGCAGCCGAAGCGGCGGATTGGACCGCCCGGGTTCCTGGATGCATGTTCGTGGCCAGCCAAGACTTCATGTGCGAGCCGTTCGTCTTGAAGAAGACAGGGGCAACGGTCGAAGATCATCAGCGGCTCACGATAGAGCGGTTCGATGCGATCCGGGCGGCGTGGCGATCGTCGACGCCCCTTCTTCCGGTTCTTCAGGGCTTCCACATTCCGGAATATATCGCGCACATTGACGCCTATGGAGATCGCATCCCTGAACGGGCGTGGGTCGGGGTCGGCTCGGTCTGCAAGCGTCAGGGCCGCGTCTCTATGGTCGAAGACCTCCTCGGCGCCATCCATCATCGACGCCCTGATCTTCGGCTTCATGGATTCGGCGTGAAGATCACCGCCCTTCGCAGCAAGTTCGTTCGCGAACACCTGGAGAGCGCCGATTCGATGGCTTGGAGCTACGCGGCGAGGAAGCAGGGCCGAAATCCGAACGACTGGCGTGAAGCGGCGGCCTTCGTGGAGAAGGTGGCGCTGGGGCCGATGGAACAGGATCAGGAAAGCTTATTCGGATGGCTTCGATGATGCAGCTCGACCTTGCCCTTTCGGCTCCCCCCATCCCCCGGTGCGGGTTGTGCGTCCACCGGAACGGGAGCGATGGCGATGAGATCGCGCCATGCTCTCCCATGGGAGAGCGTCACCGCGACGCCATGCCCTGCCCATGGGCTTTCGGGAAGACGGAGCTGAAGCTCGCCACGGCGAGGCGGCCATGAGCCGAGCCAAGGGCTGCAAGGCCTGTCTCTTCGCCGGGATGGAGCCGGTCAGAGAGTGGGATGTCCATGGCCCGATGCGGTGGACGTGCGCCGTGTGGGGTCGGCCGAGGTGGCCCAGGTGCGAGGGCTGGACAGAGGACCGACGAGAAGGCTCTCCTCCGACGAGGACAGAGATAGAGGAGGCGCGCAGCCGTGGCCCGAAGCCCTAAGGTTTATCCCCCGCGTGACAGGGGGCCGAACTACGGAAGCCCGGAAAAGCACAATGCCGATCAGGCGGTCCTTCGGGAGCGCTGGGGGTGGGAACCGGCCCGGCCGTGCGACTGCGGGTATTGGGCGCCGTCGGAACACGTCTGTCATTGCCGCGATGATCGGGAACGAGCGCAATGGCGCGCCACCCATCAAAAGAAGCTGGCCGAATATTATCGCGGGCTCCGGGAGCAAGAGGCCCGGGATCGGCGTCGATGGCCTGGAAAGGAACCTCATGCCGGAGCGCCCAAGGGGCATTGCCGGTGGTGCGGAGAGCCGATCATGAGGCCCGACGGGGTTCGCATGAACCTTCGGAAGACCCGTCATGATGCTTGCCTGATGCAATATCTTGTCCGCATCCAGCCGGGGACCATGCGGTTCTTCGTCTTCAAGAGGGATGGGGGCCGGTGCGCCGAGTGTGGCCGCGTCCATGCTTGGAACGGGCCATGGGAGGCCGATCATATCCTTCAGCTCGCCCTTGCGAACGGAGACCCCGAACGATGGGCGCCGGAGAACGTCCGCATCCTGTGTGTCGATCCATGCCACAAGGCGAAGAGCAAAGCCGACGCGGCCGAGCGCGCGGCTCATAGGAAGGCGATGTCCGATGAGGATTGAGGGACCGCTGTCGATCCGCCATGTCGCGCCGGACAGCCTGACGCCGGGACCGGAGCGCCACGACGAGGAGATGATCGAAAATCTCCGGGCGAAGGTGCGACGCCTCGGCGTCTATCGGCCGATCCTCCTCCGTGGGGACGACAGCATCGGCGCCGGTCGCGGCTTGTGGGAGGCGGCGTCGCGCGAAGGGCTGGCCACGGTCCCCACAATCACCCTGAAGGGTCTGAGCGACGCGGATTGGGCGCGGCTGGCCAAGGCGGAGGACAAGGCGGCCGAGGCGGGCCTCTGGCGGGGTCTCCGCATGGATTTGGCGGTCAGCCAGATCGGAGACCTTCAGGCCGACGCGGTGACGATCCAGCCGTCCAGCATCGCCCCGCTGTTCCGCGCATAGAAAAGGCCCCCGGAGATGAGTCCGGGGGCCTAGCGGGCCTCGCTTCGTTGGATTCTCATAATCTCCGCGAGGGTCTCCCCGGTCGCTCCTCCCGGCCCGCATTTGCAGTTCAGGTATTCGGCCGGTCAGGCCGAAGCTTTCTTCGGTTCCACCTCCTTGAAATAGAAGTTCACGAAGCGCTGATCCGCGACGTATCCGGGCTTGCCGTTGAGGCTGATTTCCCAACGCTTCGTTTTGGCCCTTGAGCGATAGCCGATCAGGCGCGCCTCGCCCTGAGGCGTTTGGGCCACGCGATCAATGTCGAGGCCGAAGACGCTCGCCATGGAGACGAGGAGCGAACGGTCTTGCTCAGCGGCGATGGCCTCGACCTTGCCGGTCATCTGAGCGCGGAACTCGCCAGCGCTGAAGCCGATGCGGCCAATCTCCAGCGTGATCCCATGCTTCTCAGCGATAACCGCAAGAGCGGCGTCCAGATCGGCGCGAAGGGTCTTCAGGTTCGACGAATCGAAGGCGGTAATCATGGGTCTGTCTCTTCTGTTCGTGGGCCGTGTGGTGCTGCCCGATGTCGGGAATATTCCCCATTCTGACGCGGCCGTCAACTCCCCCGGTTGCGAACCCACCGATCCGCATCTCTCTCGCGATCTTCGCTGGCCAGCGGAACGGGGACGTTCAGACATTCCCGAACCTCCCTCTCATTGAGATCGCTGGCGAGATGCCAATGTCGCCACGGGAGGGAGGAGACGGTTCGCGGCGGCTGGGCCTTCAGCAGATCGACGGCCTCGGCCCTCGTCGCTGTCCTCACGACGGCGAGGTCCATTCTCCCGTTGAGGTGCGATCGTCGACCGACCCAATAGATTTCCACCGGACGACCGGGAAAGGGATGATCGCAATAACCAATCCGGCCCCGCTCCTTGAAGACCTGGCGACAGGCTGGGCAATGCTTCCGAAGGGGCGTCGTCATGGCTTTTCGATCCGATAGCCGAGGGCGAGAAGCGTCCCGACGGCGTTGTTCATGGAGTTGAGGCGACGCTCGCGGAAATAGGGATCGCCGTCGGCCATCACCCACGCGCCGGGCGACTTGCAGACCGAGGACTCGGCGCCGTCATGGGCGCGGTCCATGGTCTCCAGCACGTCAGGGGGAAGGTGGAAGCGGCTCATGATCAGTTCTCCGAGGGAGAGGGAAGGGAAATCGTATCGACGACTTTCGCCGCGCCCATGTCGATAGGTTGATGATGGTCGAAGGCGCTCAGGTGATACCCCTGCCGCGCCATGTCGTAAGAGATGCGAAGCTCCATGTCGGGATGAAGGTTCGCGATCTCGTTCTCGTTGATGAAGACGTGTCCTCCCTGTCGGATAAGGAGGGCGATGAGGATATGCGGCTCAATGCTGACGCGAGAACTCACGTTCGGAATCTCCTTTTGGGCCATCTGGTCTTGCCGGAGACGAAGCCCCGGCTGGGGATCGGCGCGGACTTTCCTTTCTGGAAGCCCTGACCGGGGATCGGTTTCTTCTTTCGGGTCTCGACGCCTTCGGCCTTCAGCCGGCGACGGCGCGCCTTGGCGATGTCCCCCTGATCGGCGGCCGTCTTCTCCAGGTCGCAAGGGTCGCGGTGGATGGGGAAGATATTCTCGTCCCGGTCATCGAAGCTGATCTCGAAGGGGATGCGGTGGTCATAGCGCACCACGGCCCCACCTCGCATAGGGACGGGCTGATCGCACCACCAACAGATTCCGCGCTCGCGCTCCCATATCCGCCGCATCCGGGCCGGGGTCATGGAGCCGCGCTTCGGGGGCGTGGTCATTCGTCATCGGCTCGGCACATGGCCAGAGCTGGCGAGTGTGGATCGACGCCGTTGGTCTCGGCCATGACGCGATAGCTGTCGAAGAGGACCGCCCCGCCTTCTGAGACCTGGCGGGGATCGCAGTCGCCCCGGACAATGGCCATCCTGACGCCGAGGTTGTGGACGGAGTTCCTGAGGAGGAAGCCAGCGCACACGGCGGGCTTTTCGGATCCGCTCATGTGGCAAGCGAACGTCGAGAAGGAGCCGTCCCGGGCCGTGTCCGCGCTATGTTCGAAGGCCTCGGGTGGGAAACTCCCGGTGTTCTCGACGCGCCACGGACATTCCGCGCATGGCTGGCGCCGATAGACGAAGCTTCCGCCCTCGACCGTGTGAACGGCATGGTCTCCCCCGGCGCCCCGGGTGCGCGTGATCGTCGCCTTGGTCATCGCCGGTCGCCCATGCATAGCGCCACGACGCGCCGGGCCGTCCGGGCGTCCATCATCTTGAAGTGGGTCGCGGACAGATCGAGCCCCAGCTCTCCCGCAAGCCATGTGTGGGCCGCCAGCCGGGCCTTCCCCTTGGACACGCGGTCGCGGTTCATCTTCCGCTGGATCAGCGCCCCGAGGGCCTCCTCAGCTTGCTTGCGCGCGCGCCGGGTGTGTGGCCCGGCCGGATAGCCCTCCGGCTCCTCCGTCCCCCGGTGGACGCCGATCCAGGCGCCGCATTCGCAGCGATAGACCTGAGCGTCCCAAAACTCCGGCCGGTCGGGCCAGACGGCGCGGCCTGTGGTTAGAACCGCGAGCTTTCCGTCCTCAATGCAGATCGGTTCGACTTGCTGGATGGGGAGGCGGCTCATCCCTCTTTCCTCCCCATGGCGGCGCGCACCTCATACCCGAGGTCGGTCGGGTCGAAATGCTGATCCATGAGCCCGGCGTCCATGAGGCGATGCCAGGTGGCGGAGCTGAAGGAGCCGCTCCCGGGGCGGGACATGAGCCCCTTCAGGTCGGCGGGCTTCAGCGCCTCGCCTATCTCGCGCGGTGTCTTGGCCATCATTGCCCCCTCACATAGGGGACATCGTTCCTGATCCAGAGGCCATCGGCGCGCCGCTCATAGAGATACTGACGGTCCGCATCGACATGGTAGCGAGCGCCGTCCTCGCGCTCGTCCTCCTCATGCTTCGAGATCACATAGGCCCCGGCATCGTTCGACTGGATGCGAACGGTCCCGTAGGCCGAACCCATGCAGGCGGAGAGAAACTCCTCCTCAGATGATCCCTTGAAGGTGGTCCCGGCGAAGCCGCCGTATCCTCCCGGGAAATATTCCTTCAGCTCGCGAGCATCCACGTTCAGGCATTCCCCGGGCTTCATGCGCTCGACGATGTTCAGGAACTCGCGGCGGTAGTGCTGGCGCCGATCTTCATAGGCATGACGGCTCATCGCTTCGCCCCCTGTTCGGCTTGCAGGGCGGCGAGGGCCGGGACCAGGGTATTGATGGCGTCTCGAAGCTTCGTGTCGAGTGAAGCAATAGGTTTGCCCGCCACCGACAGCGCGGACAAAGCCGAAAGAATATCCTCAGACGCACCCACAAGTCCCCGCAGCTTGTCGGCGCTCGGGGCGGCAAATAAACCAGCAACGATCTTTTCAGCCTCAAGCGCAGCCTGCTTGGTTCCGACTTCCAGTGCCCTGTGTCCGCCGTCGCCGTGAATGACTGCCAGCAGGTTTCCTAGCGCTTCCGGCGCAGACGAACGGGCGCGGAGGGCGGCGTGGTAGAAGGCGTCGAACGCGATTTGCTTCTTGACGCTGTAGTCGGCCACGTCGCGGTTTCGGTGACGGTATGTCGCCCACCACGCTTCAAACTCGGCCGGATAGTCTCGCTCCCCCGCCTCTGCCGGGGCGTCCTCGCGGGTGGCGAGGGCGGCGTTCAGTTCTCGCAGAAAGGCGTCCCATTCGATCAGCGATCCGACAGACCGACCGACGGCCATGCGCTCAATGTGAGACGCCAACGCGGGGAACTTCTCGAATGCCTGAGGCTCGGTCAGAACCATCGTGTAGTCGCCCGGCCCCTTCACCGCCCCGCCTTCCGGCGCGGGGGAGCGGAGATGCTTGGCGGCCTCCCGCATAGTTTTCGCCGCCCCTTCGGAGCCCCCCACGAATGCCTCTTCACAGTCGGCCAGACGGTCGAGTTCATCGGCCAGAGATTTCCGGTCTGCCCTATCCGTCATTCCTCGCTCTCCTCTTCGGCGCCGTCGACCATGGGACGAAGGCCGTAGGCCAACGCCGCGCACCCGAGGGCGATGTATTGGGGGATGGGGGTCTCGCCGCTGAGATAGCGCCGGAGCGTCTTCGGATCGCACCCCAGCCGGTCGGCCAGTTCTGTGCGCGTCATGTCCAGCCGGAGGCGAAAGCGCTCCAGGCCGTCGTGTGTCAGGGTGCGGGGGGCTTCATTCGCCATGGGGGCGGGTTCCTCGGATGGATGCGATGACGGCGCGCCTTGCGGATCGGAGATCACTCTCCGTCCCTTTCCGTCCCCCGGCGCGCCAAGCGTAGGAGGTGGGATGACCGATCTTCCGCGGCGACAGATTGATCCAGCCGACGCGGGTTGAGCCGACCCAGAAGCCATGAGACCGGCCGTCCTTGATCCAGCGCCCGAGGCGCGCCTGAGCATCCCCCGCCCGCCTCCGCGCCTGATGCTCCATCCGGTCGGCCGCGACGGGATTTCCCGCCGCGCGTTCCCGAGCGGCGAGGAGAAGCATCCCCCTCGATGTCAGTCGGACGCCCTCCGGGCTGAAGACCTGGACCTTCATTGCCGGGTTTCCTGATCAAACGCCGTCGGCCACAGGCAGATGACCGCCTCGCGCGCCGCGTCGATGGCTTCTTCGGTCATGGACGCCCCGGGCCGGGTCAGATCACGAAGCGTGAGGAGAAGTTCTCGGCCGAGCTGAACGGGTATCGGAGCGTGACCATAGATCGCCTCATACAGCTCGGCTTTCCCGGCGGGGTAGACCGCGAAGACGGATCCCGTTGAGCGCTTCATCGCGGCGGCGATGTCTCGGATCGTGGTCTCCTCATATCCATTCGGGCCGCTGTTCTCGAAGAGATCGCGCGCCGTATCCGTGACGAGGGACAGGGTTCGGGCCTTGGCCGCGACGCGGGCGTTCGGCGGACGGTCTTCAGTTTGTTCTTGCAGGGTCAAGGGTGGTGCTCCCGTTGAGGATAGTTCGAACTTCGAGGAGGGAGGCCTCCTCTTCTCGGATGATCGCGGACAGGCGCCCGTGTTCGGTGGTGTTGCGCCAGCCGCGCCGGGCGTCCAGAGCGCGAAGATAGCGCCGCGTGGCTTTCTCCAGGTCGCTCATATGCCCGCACCCTCCGCCACGGTCTCCCCTCGCCAGCTCTGAAGCAAGGGGATCGCCCAAGGGCTGGCGAGCGTCCCATCCTCTTCCCGGTTCAGCCAAACGCCACCGGGGCCGAACGCGACCCCTACCGTTCGCCCCTCGGAAGCTTCGATCAGGCGTTCAAACTCGCCCTCTTTCAGGATCAGGGCCGGGTCAATCTTCGGCATGGTCGCCCCCGAGGGTAATCGTCATCACGAAGGGAAGGGCGGCGTAGGCCGCGCGGAGCGCCTCGACGGGCCAGACGCAACCTTCATCGCCTTCGAGCGCCTTGTCTTCTGCGGCCTCCGCCAAGTCGAGGAGGTGTTTCGCCTTGGCGACGAAGGTCGCGGTCGGCTGGGCCGAAATCGGCACCTGAACCACGTCCTCCGGCTTTAGCGAAAGGCGCTCGCGTGGGTCGACGATCGACAGCTCCCACTTCCCATCGACACGGAACAGATAGGCGGAGGGCGTTTCCTCCGGGGCGACCCGACCCGCCTCGACCGCGCACCGCATGGCCGTCATGCGCTCGCTGACCCAAGCCGGGTCATCGACGGCGCCGAGGTCTTCGCGCCACGGTGACGGCTCGCCCTTCTGGGCGGCTTCTTCGGCGTCATGAGCTTCGACCATGCGGCGGATCACGACGTCGCTGACCTGGACGTTAGTGATTGCGTCCAATGGGCCGCCCGCTCCGAGAAGGTCTCTCCCCTCGGAGGCGGGCTTCGGTTTCGACCCGTTTAAGGCGCCTTCTAATGCCCAGAGGATCGGGGCGAAGGCCAGTTGCGGGGCAATCCCGGCGTTCTTGGCCACCCCCTCAGCCGCCGCCGTGGCGATGCGCTGGATGTCGATGGCTGGCGGCTGGGCGAGGAGAACGGCAAGAGGCGCTTCGATCTCCATGGCGATTGTGCCGGTCCTGTAGTCGTTCGTGGTCTGGGCGCTCTGGGCCAGTCTGTGAGCCTTGCGAACGAGTTCTCTCGGCGCGCGGACGTAATCCGTCGGAAAGGTTGCGGCGCTCATGACGGCTTGACCAAGATGTTCGACGACGAACCCCGGCGCGCCCATAGGCCTCGCTCGTCCATCCACATGACCGAGGGGGCGGCGATGACCCACGTCCGGATGATCCGATTATTGATGCGGGTGATCAGGCGCGACCGGCCATCGGCGCCGAGGCGGTCGAAAGCGCGCTCATACCAGAGCTGCACACGTTCAGCGGTCCAGCCCTTCACGCGCATCATGTGGCGGGAGACCTCCGCCATGGTTGTTCCTCGGAAGTGGTTCATCGTCAGGCCCTCCTTCAGGCCCATGTCAGTTCGGGGAGGGATACCTTGATCTCCCCGGGGTGGTTGTCGAAGCGCACGAAGGCGGCCGTGAAGTTCGGCGCTCCCTCCGTGCGGTGAAGACGGATGAGCGTTCCCCGTTCGGACCGGCCGCTGATCGGCTCGGCCCAGATCACGCGGCGCCGGAGATCGGTCAGGGTCGGGACGATCATGCGTCGGCTCTCTCAGCCGGGGGGACATGCCCCTCGCGCGCGCCCATACCGAAAGCGCCGTCTCGCAAGGCCTCGGCCTTGCCGATAGCGCCCTCCGCCCTAAGGATCGCCCGCTTCTGAACCGTGCGCTCATTGCACGTCCGAGCGGGCATCCGCTGGAGCGCGTCCCGGACGCCTTTCAGCGTCCCGAGAAGCTCCTCGAAAATGATGGCCTCGGTCCGGGTCACGATCAGGCTCTCCCGGTGCGGCGCGCCCAAGCGGCGCGGCTTTCATCGCGGAGCTTCGTCAGGCGGTCCCCAAGGCAGGGATGCGCCGCCTCGGCGTCTTCCGGCATGTCATAGGAGCCCAGATGCTGGCCCGCTTCGGTGAAGACGCGGAAACGGCCGGGATCGCCATAGGCGTAGGATTCGACGTGTTCGAAATCCAACAGAACCAGACCGTCGCCCGTCAGGAACTCGACGGCCCCGGCTTCGAAGCCCTCGGCCTGATTGTGCGCGTTGAAGGGCTCGCAGGACGCAAGGAAGCCAATCGGACAATACCAATAGCCCTGAAGGCTGTTCGCATCCCCGTCAGGCCCCCATCCGAAGGTGTAGAGGGCATCGCGCCGGGCGCTCAGAAGCTGTTGATCGTCCTCGCTCAGAACATCGTCGAAGACATCATCGGTGCTGTCGTCGAAATGCCACGCGAAATCCGTCGCGGCCAGCGCACGAACCCACGCCATGGCCGACGCCTTGTCGGTGATCGGCGCGCGCAGGGAATCGGGAAGGGTCTTCATGTCAGGGCGCCTTTCTCTCGGAGATCAGGGCCAGCACGTCGGCCCAATCTTCAGTGTTGAGGAGGTCAGGGCCGTCAACGCTCTCGCCCTCGGGGTCGATAGCCTGAACGGCGAAGCGACAGAGTTCAGGAAGCTCACGGTCGCCCTTGTCCGGGTAGTCGATCCAGACGCGGAGGCCGAGCGTTCGCGAATCGATGCAGGGACAAGCGTCATTGTGCCATGACGCATCTTCGAAGCTCTCGGGCATCTCCGGGAGATCGCGCAACGGATAGTCGCGGAACTCGACCGGGACGGCCGTGAAGGCTTCGAGGTTCTTCGCCAGCGCGGCGAGTTCCTCGTCCTTCATGTCGGTGGCGTCGATATCCGACGATTGGACTTCGGCCGGGTGGCGCCAGTTCCAGCCGGAGCCAGCGCGGAAGGTGAAGCGGAATCCTTGGGCTTTCAGGTCGATGATGTTCGTCATGGTCAGACCTTTCCGGTCAGGTGGTCGAGGGCGGTCCAGTAGCCTTGCAGAAGCATGAGGGCGCGTCGGTGTTCTGTGCCGACGCACCCACGGTCCCACCCCGGGCCATATTTGGCGTTGAGGAGGTCGATCTTGGCCCGGATGCGACGAGCGCTCTTCGGGGGAAAGGGGAGGGGATCGCGAGCCATGATCAGGCCCCTTCTTGGTCGATGCGAGTTTGCTCGGCATCCCACAGGACGACGAAGGCGTTCAGCCATTGGCGCTGAGCCGTCGTCAGATCGCCCATGAGCAACTCAATCGCGTCCCCCTCGGGGAGGCTCTCATTTGCCGTCCAGTTGGCGAATATGGTCGCTAGGGCGTCCAAGTCCCCGCCAAGGGGGAGGGCGTTCACGGTAGTCATTTTCGTCTCTTCTCTATCCAGAGTTTCGGGAGTGGTGCATCCCGTCGATGTGGGGAATATGCCCCAAACTTACGGCATGTGCAACCCATCTTCCCCAGCGGCCAAGCGGTCCAGGTATGTGAGGCCGTCTGTCCCCGGGATCGGCGCATCGACAGAGGTGTCTCTCCATCGGTTGAACATTCGGCCCTGAGACTTCCTCGCCAGCTCAACAGCCTCCTTCGGATACCGCGCCCGACGCTCCATGATTGCCAAGAACGCTGAGCCGGCGACGTCCTCCCTGTCGGCTGGGGAGAGATAGATCGGGGCCAGACGTCGACAGTCCTGATAGAGGCGCTCCTTGTAGTTGTCGGGGTCTTCCAGTTCGGGCGGACGAGCGCCCAGAACCGGCCACCTCAATCCAAGGTGTCGAATGCGCTGGATAGTGTGGTGCGAGGTGTGTCGGCTCCCCTTCACTGCGAGGCGTCGTGTCGGAGCCCTTCGAAGCGCGTCGTCGTCCTCTTCGGTCCATGGGAAGTCCGGGGTTTGCCACTGGCCCCGTTCGGGCGCCCGGAGATTGCTCAGGCGGATGTCCCCAGAATCTCCGTTCGCGAATGTCGGAAGGAGCTTGAGATCATCTCCTCGTCCGAAGGCGCACCACACGACCGCCGCGAGATCAGCGGTCAGGCGTTCTTGATCACCTGGAGAGCGATACCGGGTCAGGCAAACACGGCGCCGATGTCCCGGTTTCCCATGCGGTATGAGGAGGACATTCGTCTTTCCCTTGATGCGCCCGAAGCTGGAGACCGTGAAGGGCCATCCCGGGAGCGGAGACCATTCCTCTCCCGGGATTTCCTCTATAGGCGTCGATGGGCGGGTGATCCCCATGGCGTTCAGGTCATGAAACAAGACGCGGCTGGATATCGAGAGAAGCCGTTGCAGCTCTTGAGGCTTCCAGCCCGCACGATGCAGCTCAGCAATCTCCCGGCGCCGAAGGGCGACTTCTTCGGGACGTCGATAGGTCATTCGTGCGCGGTCCGGCGGAGCCGTATCTCCAAGCGTCGATAGGCGACAATCATGATTGCGTGGAAGGGCGCTCGGTGCGGTCCTTTCGCCTGTCGGGACAGCCGGACCGCCTCCTTGAGCATATAGCCCGCGAAGGCGATCCTCGGGTCTTCCGACTTGGAGGCGTATTCCTCCGAGGCAAGGAGCCGATTGGCGTCCCTGTGGGAGAGGGTTTCTCTCCATATAGGAGGGAGAACCTCTCCTTGAAGGAGATCGGGTCGTTCCTTGAAGGAGGCTTCAATCACGGCGCGGCTCGTCAGCGACCCGGATTTCATGGATGGTCGGGTCCATCCGGGCGAGGTCACGGACGAAGCTCTCCAGGTCGGAGACGCCCTCAGGGACCGTGATCGTGTCCTCGCTTTCCTCATGGTCGGCCACCTCAACAAGGGGGCCGTTCCCGTCGAGCGTCTCGACCCGCTGGAAGCGTCGGACCGGGCGGCGGTGGGTCACGATCAGCCGCGTCATTGCGTGACCTCCTCGTCCTCGTCCTCGGCATCGGAGAGCGGCTCTTCGCCCGGGATGACGTCGGACATCGACGCCGGGATCGGGGCCACATGGATTCCGTTGTCGCACAGGGTGGAAGTGAGGGTCGCCCAGAAGGTCGAGAAATGCAGGGCGCCCCCGGCCTGAGCGGCGATTACGGTTCCGACGGCGGTCCCGAGCGCCTCCATGATCATCGGGGAGCCCACGGTCGGGGCCTCTCCGGCCGCGTTCATGACGGCCATGAGGGAGATATGGATCGTGTTTCGGTTGATGAAGTCCTCCTCGTTCTCCTCGCGAGTGAGGCGCTCCCGAATCTCCGGGGTGACGGCCGAGACCGTAATCTCGCGCGCAAGGCCAAGAAGGGCGGAAGCGGCCGCTTCCATGGCGAAGGTTTTCGGGTCGTCCTGTTCTATTGTGAAGGCGACGTCAGGCATAGGTCGATCTCCTTGATCGGCTGGGGGGTTAGTTCGGGGTTCCGGGCGTGTCGGATGTCATGGCCTCGACCGTGATCGTCTCGGTCGCGCCGAATCCCTCATTGAAGGCGGCGAAGACCGGGCCGCTCGCGCCGCCCCGGCTGTTGATGTCCACAATCGTCCGCATGGCCCGGCCGAGGGCGATCATCACCTCATTTCGCGAGGCTCCCTTGTTCCCGGCGGTGTTCGCGGCGGCGATGACCATGTGCGAAATCGCATTCATCGTGATCATGGCCTCCGGCGTGAAGCCGCTGCGCGAATCGTCCGGGACCATGGCGAAGACGGGCGTCAGGTGTTCGACGAGGGCGTCATAGGACGCGGAGGCGTGGAAGGAGATCGTGTCGATCACCTCCTCGGAGAGAAGCATCTTCATGGGTTTTCTCTGTTGCTGGCGGTGGTGGATCGGCGCGCGGCCGGTCAGGAAAGGCGGTCAGCCAACGCTTCGGCGGCGTCGAGGAGGCGTTTCTCGACCCGCTCGACCGTGGCCCAGAACGTCGCGGGCGTCAGGGCATCGTCCCGGAGCCATTCACCCCGGGACATGAAGGCCCGGTCGTCCAAGGGGACGTCAAGACGGGCGTGGATGGACGAATATCCCGGGGCGCCGGGGGAACCCGACCACACGATCCGGCGCTTCAGGCGCTCGCGGCGCGCGGACGTGTTGGAAACCCGCACCCGGACCGTGGCGGCCTCCGGCCTCCCCTTGATCACAATCTCTCCTCCCGGAAGAGAGATAGGGGGGCATGAGTTCATCAGCCCGCGCCCGATACCGAACAGGACGCTCCCCAGCTCAGGGGTGCGCTCGATTGGCGCGATCCGCGTGTTTTCGAGCGAAATCTCTATCTTCGTCATGGGTCTCTTCCGTTTTCATGGGGGGCGGAAACAATCGTTTCGCCTGTCTCCAGGTGGTGCGCTTCAACGTATGCAATGGGGAATATAGCCGGTCAAGTCTTAGCCAAGAGGGGAACCTGCCCGGTTTCGGGGGGTAAGAAGGGCGGAAAAATGCCCCGCGAACCCTCTCCATCGCGCGGCTCGGGTTGTCCGGAGGCTGGATTTGCGGTCGCCGGCCTAAGCGGTATGGATGGGATGAAGGAGCGCGCACCACATGGCGAAACCCAGCTTTGAACCGACCGAGGAGGAGCGCCAGATCGTGAAGGGTCTGGCGGCCTATGGCGTCCCGCAAAAGCAGATCGTGAACGTCATCCGGCGCCCGAAGGGGAAGAGCGAGACGCTGTTCCCGATCAGCCTCCCGACGCTGCGGAAGTATTTCCGGGAGGAGCTGGACACGGCGGAGCTGACGGCGAACAACAACGTCGCGAAGGCGCTCTATGAGACGGCCGTGGACCGGGGCCACAAGAACCACGTTCAAGCGGCGATCTTCTGGCTTCAGGCGCGGGCCGGGTGGAAGACGCAAGCCCAGGTCGCGGGGACGCAATCCGTTTCGCTGGATATCCCGCCGGAGGTTCTGGCGGACCTGTCGGACGCCGAGCTGAAGGGGCTTGAGAAAATCCTGCAATGGAGGTCAAGGCATGAGCCGAGCGCGGCGAACGCAGCTTGACCCATACGCGGAGGCTCTCGCCCGGGTTCGGGCCGAGCGCGCACGGCGCCAACACGAAGCGGCTCAGAGCATGGCCGCCGTCCGTGGCGAGGAGATCAAGGCCGGATGCGAGCGGCTGACGGGGTTCGTCCGCTGGGCATGGCCGATCCTTGAGCCGGGGACGCAATACGTTCCGAACTGGCATATCGACGCGGTGTCGGAACACCTGGAAGCGATCACGACGCACGATATCCAGAACCTCGCGGTCAACATCCCGCCCGGGACGATGAAGTCCCTCCTCATCTCGGTCTTCTTCCCGGCGTGGTGGTGGACGAAGGCTCCGACGAAGCGGTTCCTGAGCGGATCCCATGAGCAAACGCTCGCCCTCCGCGATAACGAGAAGATGCGGGCGCTCGTCGTCTCGCCGGAATATCAGGCCCTGTGGGGCGAGAAGACCCGGCTGATCAAGACCGGGACGCGCTCCTTCATGAACGTCAGCCGGGGCGGCCGGGAGGCCCGGGCGTTCAAGTCCATGACGGGCGGCCGGGGCGATGCGACGATCATCGACGACCCCCACTCGACCGAGACGGCCGAGTCGGACAAGGAGCGGGAGAAGGCGGTCCGCCGGTTCGTCGAGGGCATCCAGAACCGCGTGAACGACGCCGCCACCTCGTCGATCATCCTCGTCATGCAGCGTCTTCACGACAAGGACGTCACCGGGGCAATCGACCGCTACGGCTTCGATTATGAGAAGCTCGTCCTCCCCATGGAGTTCGAACCGAAGCGCCGGTTCACAACCCGGATCGGCTGGACCGACCCCCGCCAGGCCGAGGGCGACCTCCTCTTCCCCGGGAAGTTCCCCCGCGCTGAGGTCGAGAAGCTGAAGAAGATCGGCTCCTATGCGTGGGCCGGTCAGTATCAACAGAGGCCCGTTCCTCGGGAGGGCGGCTTGTTCAAACGAGAATGGTTCGCCGGGAAGGTGATGCGCCCCGGGGAGGTTCCGGCTGGGGTGGTGTGGTGGCGGCATTGGGACTTGGCCGCGACCGAGCTGGACCCCATGGCCACGACCGGGGCGCGGACGTGCGGCGTGAAGATGGGCCGCGCGCCCGACGGCCGGATCATCGTCGGCCACATGAACGCCTTCGGGAAGGACGGGAAGGTCGTCAAGGTGCTGATCCGCCAGCAAGCCGAGATCGACGGGACCGGCGTCAGCATCTCCATCCCGCAAGACCCCGGCGCCGGGGGCAAGGTCAACAGGCAGGACATCATCAATCACCTGGAGGGCTTCGTCGCCCGGAAGATGATCGAAAGCGGGGACAAGGTGACACGGGCCGAACCCTTCTCCGCCGCCTGTGAAAACGGGGACGTCTGGCTCGTTCAGGGGTCATGGAACGACGAGTATCTCGACGAGCTATGTTCCTTCCCCTCGGGCGCACGAAAGGACGTCGCGGACGCCAGCTCCGGCGCCTATGCCCGGCTCGTCTCTCGCATGGCGCGCAGGCGGGGTGACGATCTCGCGGGGCCGAAGGTCATCCCGGGCGCATCGTAATCCACGATCCGGCCGAGTTGTCCCCACATTCCCGCCCCAGCCGGCGACCGACCGGCTTCCACGGCCGCCGCACCTCCGCCATATTCGCCCTGTCCCCGGATGGGGGCGCGAGAAGGTTTCGATCCATCCCCCCCCCGACACGGCCCTTCTCGCCAGTAACCCGCGTATCGCCCCGGTCGTCACGTCCCCCCGACGGCCGGGGCTTTTTTCTGCCCGCGATCCATGTCATCCCTTGGGGCGTCTTCGGACGTTGTTGCGGGGAGGGAGCGACCGCTCCTAGGCCGAGGCTTCCTCCCATTCCATGCCTGATCCCGTGCGAACGGGAGGCGCTTGAGCCTGACGGCCCCGAGGTGGCCCAAGGCGAGCCTCCCTAGTAGGGGCGCCCCGACCCGGTTCGGTGGCCTCGACCTGTCCCGGGACTGGACAGGATGGAAGGCCCTCGGCGTTTGCGCGTCGGGGGCCTTTCTGTTTTCATGCCCCTGCAAGTAGTCCTCTCGACACGCCAGCGGAGACGCCGAGGGGGCATCATGAAGAGATCGACGGTCCTCGGGGCTTCCGCTGGGAACTGAGGGCGGCCAGAGATCAGAGGCGGCGAAGGCCGTCCCCGGGGGTGGAAAGCCCCCACCTGGAGCGCCAGTCCATGACCAGAGAGTTCTTCGTCAGCTTCCTCCTCTTCGCCATGGTCACGGACTGGACGATCTCGGTCAGTCTGGTCGTGGGCATCCTTGTTGCCTCCTATGAGGAGGGCCGGAGACGATGAGCGTTCTCGACGACCTTCGCGCCGCCATGCGGAAAATGATGGCGCTGCCGAACTATGACGGCCCGCTCGTCCTCTACGTCTCGCCCGTGGTCTTTGACTTGGGCGAGGAGGAGTGTCGTCGGGTCTGCGGCGTCGGTCCTGACGTCGAGATCGTCGAGAGCCTTCCAGTGAAGCGCTCGGGCGAAAGCTGGCGCCTCCCGCGCGTCTACCTCGCCGCCAGCCGCCGCCGCTGAGACCATTCCCTCGGTCGTCTAACCAAGAGCTTCCCGAGAGCAAGGGGAGGTGATGCCGGTTTCAATCCGGCCCGAGGGGACAACTCTTGCGCGCGCCGATAGCGACCTGTTCCGGTTTTCCCTGCGATCTTCGCGCCTTGTTCCTCTTCCCCGCCCGGCCCAGCGAGGTCATAACGATCCCGCCCCTGTTGCTGGCGCTCAGGGAGGCGGCCAGTCCGTCTAGAAAGGCCCCCCGGCGTGAGTTTGGGGGGCCTTTCGCATATCTGGCCCTCAGCGTAGCATCCCGCGCGATCGTCGACCGGAGGCCAAGACATGGCGAAACCCTTTTCCAGCTATCTCCCCTTCGGTCTCGGCCGATCCGCCCAGCCGGTAGCGAAGGCGGCGCCGAACAAGCCGAGCGGCGGCCGAGGAGGTTCCTCCTTCAAGGAGATGGGGACGAGCGGGACGCCGATGTCCGGCGGATACGTCTTCACCCGGGAGAAGAACGCCTCCCTCGCCGGTCACGCCCGGTATGAGACCTATTCGGACATCATGGCGAACGTCTCCATCGTGGCGGCGGGCTTGCGCTTCTTCCTTGGGCTGGCCGCCCGGCCGACCTGGAAGATCGAACCGGCGAAGGATCAGGGGGACACGTCGTCCGACGCCGCCAAGGCCGCCGCCGAGTTCGTGGACAGCATCCTCAACGGCATGGACACGTCGATGACGCGGATCGTCCGCCGGTCCGGGATGTATCGCTTCTACGGCTTCGGCATCCACGAATGGACGGCCATGCGCCGGGAAGACGGCCTGATCGGAATCGAGAGCATCGAGGTTCGCCCCTGTCACACAATCGACCGTTGGGACGTCGATGATAACGGCGGGGTCAAGGGCGTCTATCAATCGAACTGGCAGGGCGCCGACCTCTATATCCCGCGTCGGAAGTTCATCTATCTGCTGGACGACACGCTGACCGATAGCCCCGAGGGCCTCGGCCTGTTCCGCCACATGGCCGAGCCGGTGAACCGCCTTCGCGAATATGAGCGGCTCGAAGGCCAAGGCTATGAGCGCGACCTCCGAGGAATCCCGGTCGGCCGGGCGCCGTATGCGGAGATTCAGGCCAAGGTCCGCGAGGGCGTCCTGACCGATCAGCAAGGGAAGGAGATGACCGCCGCGCTTGAGAGCTTCATCCGCCTTCAGGCCAAGGACACCACGACGGGCCTGATGCTCGACAGTTCGATCATCCGGGGCGAGGGGGAAAATCAGGAAGTCCTCTCCAGCACCCCGAAATGGGACATGGATTTGCTCTCCGCGTCGGGCGGCTCCTTCGCGGAGATCGCCAAGGCCATCGAACGATGCCGCTATGACCTGGCGATGATCCTCGGGACGGAGAACCTCCTCATCGGCTCGACGGACAGCGGCTCCCGCGCCCTGTCGGACGACAAGAGCCGGAACCTCTACCTTCAAGCGAACTCGACCGTTCAGGACATCGCCCAGAGCTTCCGCGTCGACCTGATTTCGGCCATCTGGGCGCTGAACGGCCTCCCGGCGCCTCTGATGCCGTCGATCACCCCGGAGGACGTCTCCTTCCAGTCGGTCGAGATGGTGGCGAAGACCCTGCGCGACATGGCGGCGGCCGGGGCGGTGCTGTCCGAAGATGATCCCGTCATTCAGGACGTCCGGGACATGATGGGCGTCAGCGGCGCTCCGGATCGGGGCGAGACCGACGACGAAGACGAGATGCTCCGCCGCACCTCGGAGGAGGCCCGGCGCCAAGGCCGAGAGAGCGGTCGGACGCCGGAGCAAGACCCCACCGATCCCAACGCCCCCGAGGAGGAGCGCTGACCATGAAGACCGTGACGATTCAGGGCGATGAATACGACGTCTATGCGGACGTCGAGGACGGCGACCGCTACTTCAACGCGGACGTCTCCCCGTATGGCGTGGCGTGGCGCGCGGCGGACGACGACGAAAAGGCCCGGGGCCTCGTCACCGGGACGCGCTTCATCGACGCCCAGACCTGGAAGGGGACGAAGACCGGCGGCTCGGCTCAGGTCAACGCCTTCCCTCGGACCGGGCTGTCCTATCCGGATGGATCGCCGGTCGATCCGGATGAAATCCCTGAGCGTGTTGAGATCGCCGCGATCCAGCTCGCGGGGTGGTTCATGGAGGGGACGGCGGCCCAGAACGCCGCGAACGCCGCCAGCGGGACGAAGCGCCTGAAGGCCGGGTCGGTCGAGATCGAATATTTCCGGTCCTTCAGCTCGGGGGGCGACTTCGGCTCCGGTCCAGCCCTGCCGGAGTTCTTCCTCTCGCTCCTCGGCTTCTGGCTTGAGGGGATGGGCGTCGCGGGGGGAGCCAAGGCCTTCGGCACCTGTCGGCCGACCTCGTTCCGCCGCAAGTTCGGCGTGAGCTATCCGTTCTGATGCGGCGTCGCGTCTGGCGTGATGCCCCCGTCGTCGTCGAGGCCATGCGTGGCCTTGGGGATAACATCTATCTCCGGGCGGTGGTTCAGCGCTCGGATCGTCCCGTCATCCTCATGACGCCGTGGCCCCAGCTCTACACCGACCTCCCCGGGGTCGAATGCGTGAAGCCGCTCCCCCACCGGCTGAGGACGCAACGGAAGAACGAAGTCGCGACCCCGCCGGGCATGTGGGGGAAGACGCGGGTCGCGCACAACACGCCCCGGCTCAGGCCCCACTATGGGCGGCGCGAGCTGGCGATCCCTCAGACAATCCTTCGGTCGCTTGAACTGAGCTTCGGCACGATCCCCGACGCTCCGCCCATCGACATGAACCTCCCGAAGGTGGACGCGCGCCGCCTCTCCGGCCGGATCAGGGCCAAGGGGAGGCCGATTGCGATGATCAGGCCGGTGACGATCCGGAAGGAATGGCAGAACGAGAGCCGCGCGCCGTTGCCGGAATACATTTACCAGGTCGCGGCGCGCCTCATGGACACGCATCATGTCGTTCTCGTCGGGGACGTGGCGCACGGAGCGGAATGGCTCCTCGGGGACATGCCGCCGCATCATCAAGCCTTTATGGGCGGCGAGCTGGATATCCTCGACATTCTCGCCCTGATGAAGGTCGCGGCGGTCAGTGTCGGGGGCGTCGGCTGGATCGTCCCGGCCGCCATGGCGTCGAAGCGGCCGACCTTCGTCATCCTCGGGGGCAACGGCGGCCACAACAGCCCGGCCGTGATCACCGACAAGCGCATCCACGCCCCCGATCTCGGCTTTGCTCGCCCGAAACGCTTCTGCGCTTGCACGGACATGACGCACCATTGCAACAAGGAAATCCCCGACCTCATCGGCACCTTCGAACGATGGGCGGAGAAGAGGAGACTGAAACTGTGAACTGCCCGATCAACCACCTGTTGAGCATCCCCCAGCCGGAACAGCCTCGCCTCGTCTGGCTCCCGGAGGATGGCGTCGGCTTCTTCGACTGCGACGTCCACAACCTCAAACAGAGTGGCGGCGCGTCGCCCTATGACGCCGAGTATTTCGCTCGCTACGCCGAGCGCATGAACGATCCCATCGGCGCCCAGCTCATGGCGCACCGGGCGCACCTCGTCTCGGCCTACGGGGGGAGCGGGTTTCCGATCATCGACGTGGGCATCGGATCGGGTGCGTTCGTCGAGGTGATGTCGAAACAGACCCTGAACGGCGTCTTCGGCTATGACGTGAACCCGGCCGGGATCGAATGGCTCAAGGGCCGGGGCCAGTGGGGCGACCTCTATGAGGGCGATCCGGGGTCGTGGGACGTGGCGACGTTCTGGGATTCGCTGGAGCATATGCGCGACCCGCGCCCGGCTCTGGCCCAGGTCGGCCACATGGCGTTTGTCGCGATCCCGATCTTCCGCGACGTCGACCACCTCCTCGCCTCCCGCCATTATCGGAAGGACGAACACTTCTGGTATTTCACCCGGGCGGGCTTCCGGTCGTTCGCTGAGCGCGAGGGCTTCGAGGTGATGGACATCCTCGCCACCGAGACCGCCATCGGCCGCGACGATATCGAGACCTTCGTCCTCCGCCGCCACGGCTGACGCCATGAAGGTGAACGTCTACATGCGGGACATGACGACCCGCCCCGGCCCTTCCGAAGAGCTGAACGCCTTCGCGGAGGGCCTCCGCCGCCATGGGCTGTCCCCCCGGATCAGAAGCATCGGCAACCCCGCGAAGTGTGACCTGGCGGTCGTGTGGGGGGCCAAGCGCCGAACCGAGATGGCCACGGGCCGCCGCTTCCTCGTTCTCGAAAGGGGCTATGTGGGGGACCGGCTGACGAAGTGGACCTCGGCCGGGTTCGACGGCCTCAACGGCCGGGCCGACTTCCAGAACGGGGACATCACCTCTCCGGAGCGCTGGAAGGCCCACCACGCCGGGGAGATGAAGCCCCGCCAGCCCCCGCGAAAGGACGGCTATGTCCTGATCCTCGGTCAGGTTCCCGGGGACGCGGCGATCCTCGGGATCAACTTCGGCGCATGGGCGCGGCGCGTGGCCTCCGAGCTGATCCGCGCCGGAGAGCGGGTTGCCTATCGCCCGCATCCGAACTTCGGGACGTGGTGCAATGTCGAGGGGGTCGTCCACCTCGCTCCGAAGGACGTCTCCTTCGATCAGGCCCTCGCCGGGGCGAAGCGCGTCGTGGCCTACAACTCCAACGGATCCGTCCTATCGACGCTGGCGGGTATCCCGACGGTGACGGTCGATCCCGGGGCGATGGCGTGGGGGGTCACAGGTCATGATCCTCTCGTCCAGCCAGTCCTTGAGGACCGCACCCTCTGGGCGTCTCGCCTCGCGTGGTGTCAGTGGACGGCGGAGGAGATCGCGGCCGGCGACGCATGGGACCATCTGAAGGGGGGCATGGCATGAAGACGGCGATTATCCTCGGCGGCGCGAAGAACGTCTTCGACGATCTCTCGGTCGTCGAGGCCCTCGGGGTCAGCATCGGAGAGACCCCGATCATCGCGACGAACCACGCCGGGCGCGACTGGCCCGCTCCGTTCCTCGCATGGGTCAGCTTTCACGCCGAGCTGTTCCCGTCCTGGCTGGAAGCGCGCCGGGAAAACGAGTGGCCCGATCCTGAAAGCCTATGGACGACAGACCGGCCGCTCGGGCCGATCCCGGTCGATATCCCGATCCAGAAGGCGGAGAACTGGCGCGGCTCCTCCGGCCTCCTTGCCGTGACGGTGGGGCTGCATCTGGGCTTCGACCGTCTGATCCTCTGCGGTGTCCCCATGGACGCGGATCAGGAACACTATGACCGCCCCGGCCGGTGGGTCGATGCGGGCAACTACCGCGCGAGCTGGCTGAACCGGCGGCTCGACATGGCCGGGAAGGTGCGCTCCCCCTCCGGGTGGACGAAGACGATCCTCGGCGCTCCCTCGGTCGAATGGCTTTCCTCCGGAGCCGCTCAGGGATAGCGTCCGAGCTGGACGGGGGAGAGGCCTCCGTCCAGCACCACGGAGCCCACCTCATGTTTCCCAAGAACATCTATGTCAGCCATATGGCGGCGGCGGCCTTGATGGCGTTTGACCTGGCGTCACGGCCGAGCCCGATAGAGGCGCGCATTCTTGGTCCCCGAACCCCTGACCCGACGGACAAGCCCGGGCGCCAGTCCCGTGCCTATCACCGGAAGCGCGTCTCGAAGTATCGCCGCCGGTATATGGCGCACCCCCGCAAGGGCGCCGTGGCCCAATACAAGGGATCACGCCGGGCGAAGAAGGCGACCCGCCTCGGCGGCAACCCGGCCCGGTTCTGACCATGGACTTCCTGTCGCGCATGAGGGGCGAGCGCCCCATCGCCAAGGCGGCGCCGACCCTGACGGAGGAACTCGCCCGTCTGGATGCCCTTCTCGCGCGTCAGGAAGCGGCCATCCGCGCCGCCTTCGATCAATACGTCCGGGAGCTGAAGTCCCCGGCCATGGTCAAGGAAATCGCGGACCTTCTCGACCGGGGAGACGTTGAGGGGGCGCTCCGCGTCCTCGACACATACGTCTCCCGGATGGCCTCGGTCTTGCCGCGCAACTTCGTCGCGGCCGGAACGGCGGAGGCCTCGGCGCTGGCCGCCCTCCTCTCCAACATGACCCCGAAGATCGCGGTCTCGTTTAATGCTGGCGATCCGGTCGCCGCGGCGCTGATGCGATCGGCGACGCTTTCCTTTATCCGCGAGTTCAGCGACCGCCAGCGGGCCGCGACCCGGTTCGCGCTGGCCGAGAGCATCGCCCGCGGCGACGGATCGGCCGCCGCCGCCCGCGCCTTCCGCTCCAGCATCGGATTGACCGAGCGTCAGCTCCGATCCGTCATGCGCTATCGCGCGTTACTGGAGAACATGAGCGCTCAGGCTCTCGACGTGGGCCTCCGGGACCGACGCTTCGATCCCACGGTTCGCCGGTCGGTGGACACCGAGGAGCCGCTGACCCCAGCCCAGATCGACCGCATGGTCGAGGCCTATACGCGCCGGAAACTCATCTCCAGGTCGCAGACCATCGCCCGGACCGAGGGCGTCCGAACCATGTCGGAGGCCCGGGACGAGGCCTTCAGGCAGATGATGGAGACGAGCGGCATCGACCCTGCCCTCGTCGATGAAATCTGGAACGCAACCCGGGACAACCGCACCCGCGAGACGCATCGGGAGATGAACCTTCAGGTCGTCCCCTACGGTCAGCCCTTCGTCTCGCCATCCGGCGCCCGCCTCCGCTATCCGGGAGACCCCAACGCCCCGGCCGAGGAGGTGATCAACTGCCGCTGTCACAAGACGCGCCAGATCAGGCAGGTGGGCCAGCCATTCACCGGAAAAGTGGTCGAGACCCCTTGATCTTGTGGTTAACGGCCCTTTGACGCACTATCCGCGCGATTTCAGTGCGGAGGCGTTTCGGTGTCAGGCCCCTATCAGTCCGAGGTCTATGTCCCCCAGCCGATAGGCTCCAAGGACGAGAAGAAGCGGAGGGGCGAGATCGCGAAGCGCGGTCGCCAGCCCCTCTATGTTCGTCGGGACGTTGAGAACGCGGACGAAATCGCAGCATGGGCTAAGGCTCAAGGCTTCAAGACCGTGATGGAGGGGCTTCACGTCACCATCGCCTATTCGAAGGAGCCGGTTGACTGGCTGAAGATGGGCCAGCCCTCGACGTGGGGCGCTCCCGATGATGATGAAGCCGGGAGCGGCCGCCTGGTGATCCCGGCCGGTGGTCCCCGCGTCCTGACCTCCTTCGACAAGCCGGGCCTCGCCGTCCTCGGCTTCGCGTCGAGCGAACTCGGCTGGCGGAATCGCGAGATGCAGGATCGTGGCGCGTCGTGGGATCACGACGGCTATACGCCGCATATCACGATCTCATGGGACGCCGGGGACGTCGATCTCGAAGCGATGAAGCCCTACACGGGCCGAATCGTCCTCGGTCCGGAAATCTTCGAGCCGATCAACTCGGGATGGCGCGAGACCATCGTCGAGAAGAAGGGCTCGGAACTCCGAAAGGCCCACGTCACCGACGTCGGAGAGCATGGCCTCGTTTTTGGCTTCGCCGTGGTCTCGAAGGTCAACGGCCAGCCCTACTATGACCGCCAGATCGGGGAGGACGGCCGCCCGCGCGCTGACCACATTCCCGAAGAGGCGATGCTCGACGCGGCGCTCGACTACATGAAGCGTTCCCGGGCGGCGAAACAGATGCATGAGGGCGACGTCGACGGCATGGTTCCGTTCGCGATCCCCCTGACGACTGACATCCGGAAGTTCATCGTCGAGAACGATACGACCGGGCTTTTGATCGGGATGCTTCCCGCTCCCGATGCGCTCGCGAAGTTCAAGAGCGGCGACTACACCGGCTTCTCAATCGGTGGTAGTCGAATCGTTGACGAGGAGGTCTCCTGATCATGCGCCGAAACATCATGCGGAAGTTAGAGATCAGCGAGATCAGCGGCGTCGACGTTCCCTGTCAGGAAGGCGCTACGGCGGCTTTTTTCAAACGCGGCGCTCCTGCCGCCAAACCCGGAGAGGACAGCATGTCTCCTGAAATCAAGAAGAGCCTCGGCCTGGCGGAGACCGCCACGGATGCCGAGGTCGCGGCGGCGATCACGAAGAACGCCGAAACGCTGGCCAAGGCGCAAGCCGACGCCGCCGAAGCCCTGAAGAAGTCCACCCTGTCGGACGAAACCCGGGCTCACTATGCCGATCTCGCCAAGAAGGACGAGAAGGCGGCGAAGGACTTCCTCGACAAGGACGAGGAGGCCCGCAAGGCCGAGGTCGCCAAGGCCAAGGCTGGGGATGAGACCTTCACCTCGGTCGATGGCGCCGTCATCTCGAAGCGCGCGGTCGGTGACAGCGTGTATTCGATCCTCAAGGGTCAGGATGCGCGCATCAAGGCTCAGGGCGAGGAGATCGCCAAGGCGGCCGAGGCGACCCAGAACGCGGAAATCCGCAAGCGCGCGGCGGTCGAGTTCCCGCATCTGGCCGGTTCGGAAGACGACCGATTCTCGGTCCTCAAGTATCTGGCCAAGGCCCCCGACGACGTTCGCAAGGCGGCCGACGCCATCTTCAAGGCGGCCGAGGCCTCCGCGAAGTTCGCCTTCTCGAAGGCCGGTCGCGGCGCTGCCCCGGGCGAAGGCCCCGGCGGCGATTCCCCCGAGGCGAAGCTCAATGCTCTGGCCAAGCGTCATCAGGACGCGAACGCCGCTTCGGGTATGAGCTTCGAGAAGGCCTATGACGCGGTTCTCTCGACCCCGGAAGGCGCCGCCCTCTATGAGAAAATGTCGGCCCCGGCGGTTGACTGACCTCCGGCGGGCGGGGCTTCGGCTCCGCCCATAACCCCACGGATCGGGCTGACTTCCAGCCCAGGCAGAAGGAAAAAACGAGATGCCTCTCGGCGCTTATGAAGAACACCTTCAGGTCATCAGCCTGAACGCCTCCGAGGACTACTCGGAGCCGACCAACACCTCCGCTGACAAGGTGGGCCTGAACCGCTTCGTCGTCATCGACCCGGCCAACAACGATCAGTTCACTCGCTCGGGTAACAATGGCGAAGTCATCGGCGTCCTGACCACCCGTCCCGGCGTCGGCTCCCCCGGCCGGATCGGCATCAGCGGGATTGTCCCCGTTGAGCTGGGCGCCGATCTTGCCGCTGGCGCTGCGGTTGCTTCCGATGCTGACGGCCGCGCCAAGGCCGCCGGTTCCAGCCCTCGCGGCGGTCGCCTCCTTCAGGCTGGCGTCGCCGGCGAGATCGTCGCTTGCCTTCTGGGCTAAGCTCTCCCTCCCACCCCTAACCCCCGTTCAGTAGCGGTTGCACCACGCCGCCCCACCACTCCAGAGGAGAACCCCGGATGTCCGGTCCCCTGCAAGGCGACGTGTATGTCTCGACCCCGCTGACGAATGTCGCGGTCGCCTATTTTCAAACCGCCCGCAACTTCATTGCGGACCGTGTTTTCCCCAACATTCCGGTTCAGCTCCAAGGCGGGCAATACTGGATTTATGATCGCGAAGACTGGAACCGCGATCAGATGAAGAAGCGCGCCGACGCCACCGAGTCGGCTGGCGGCGGCTACAAGCTGACCCGCGCGCCCTACTTCGCGGACGTGTGGGCCTTCCACAAGGACATTGGCGATCAGACGCGGGCCAACGCTGGCGGCATGATCAACATGGACCGCGACGCGACGAACTTCGTCTCGATGAAGGGCGTCCTCCGCCGCGAGATCGCTTTCGCGGAAGACTATCTCCGCCCTGGCGTGTGGGACTTCGAACTCGACGGGGTGTCCGCGACCCCGACGGCTGGCGAGTTCCTGCAATGGAGCGATCCGAACTCGACCCCCATCGAGGACGTTCGCACCGCCAAGCGCCGCGTCCTTCAGCGCACCGGCTTCCTGCCGAACAAGCTGACCCTCGGCGTCGCGGTGTATGACGCCCTGTTGGATCACCCGGACATCATCGACCGCATCAAATACGGTCAGACCCCGGGCGCTCCGGCGATGGCCAATGAGCAAATCCTCGCCCAGCTCTTCGAGGTCGAGGAAGTTCTCGTCTCCCGTGCGATCAGCAACTTCGCCACCACGGGCGCGGACGAGAACAATGACTTCATCGTCGGGAACCACGCTCTGCTGAGCTACGCCCCGGCGAGCCCTTCGATCCTGGAACCGTCGGCCGGTTACACGTTCTCGTGGACCGGATACCTCGGCGCCGGGGCTCAGGGGATGCGGATCAAGCGGTTCCGTATGGAGCAGCTCGCGGCCGACCGAGTTGAAATCGAGATGGCCTTCGATCAGAGGGTTGTCGCGAAAGACCTCGGCTTCCTGTTCGCGAACGCCGCCTTCCTGCCCGCCTCGGCTTAACGCCGGGCGGGCGCCACGGGATCGAATGAGGAGAACGACCCATGCGCCACCAAGTCCGAACCAAGTTCGATCCCACCCGCGACTTCACGGCCCGGAGGCGGATGACCGTCTCCGGGGTTCCGTGCGAACCCGGGGAGCTGTTCGACAAGACGCTCCTCACTCCCCGACGCCTCCGCGTCTTCTTCGAGACCCGCCGCCTCGTCTACATGGACGCCCCGGTCGGTGGTGCGAGGATGACCGAAGAGGAGGCGTCCACGACGCGGCGCGGCGCCCATGCGGTGCGCGCCTCGGAGAACGCCAAGCGCCACGCGGCCCACTTCGCCAAGAAAGAGCGCGAGGACGCCAAGAAGCGCGCCGAGGATGCCGCCAAGGCTCCGCCGCCGCGCAAGCGCAACTCCCCCCGCAAGATCGAAGGCCTGAAGGCCGATGCGCCGGCGACCGCCCCGGCGCCGAAGACCAAGGCTCCGAAGCCCGCCAAGGCCGCCAAACCCGCGAAGAAGACGCTGACCGCCGAGGGCGCGGCGTTTCGGGACAAGATGGCCGCCGCGCGCGCCGCCAAGAAGTCCGGCGTCCCGGCGGTCGTCCAGAGCGGGGAAACCGCCGCTCCCGCCGAGCCGAAGACCCTCAAGCCGCTGAAGCGCGCCGAGACGGTGACGGACACCGCTGCGATTGACGCCGCGCGCGCCGCCGTGACGATCCCGGACGGGTGGGAAACGCTGGAATGGAATGCGCTGTCCAGTCTGGCCGCCCAGCTCTCCGACGATCCGATCAAGAGCAAGGTTCAGGCGCTCCAGGTCATCGCGAAGGAGATTGACCGCCGTGGGAATGCTTGACGGACAGCTCGCCTCCGCGATCTTTGCCGGGTTCAAGGGGCGCCTCTCCAAGGGGCGCCTTCTCCGTATGGGGGGCGGAACAGGACTGGACGAGAACGGCGATCCCGTGGCCGAGGCCCCGACGCTGTTCAACCTCGAAGGCTTCGAGGACAAATATTCCGACGCCTATAAGGCTGTCGCGGGGATTCCGGTCGAGGACGTGAAGGTCTGCATCTTCGGCGCATCCCTCCCGGTTCGCCCCCTGAAGGATGATCGCGTCGGCCTGACGCGGGCCGGGGTCGAGACGTGGTATCAGCTCCGAGCGGATGGGACCGACCCGGCCGCCGCCCTGTGGGAATGCCGGGCGTTCGTCATCCCCAAGCCCTCGGAGGTTTGATCATGCCGGTGAAGTGGAACGGCGCTGAGGTGCGAAAGAGGATCGTGGACGGCGCTTTCCGGGGCGTGGTGCGTGGAACCGAGCGCGTCCACCACACCGGGACGCGGAAGATCATGGACCCGCCCAAGACGGGCAAGAAGTGGCCCAGCCTCCCGAATCAGTCATCGGCGCCCGGGGAAGCTCCGGCAACCCAGAGCGGCGATCTCCAACGGTCCGGGAAGACCGTCTATGACAAGGAGACGCTGACCGGCACGGCCACATGGACCGCCGCCCATGCGCTGAGGCTAGAAAAGGGAACCCCGACCATCGAGCCGCGCCCCTTCGGCGTCCCGTCGCTCATGGAGAACATTGAGGGCATCCGTCAGGACGTGGCGGACGAGATTGCGAGGGCGCTGAACTCATGAGCGATCCGATTGAACCGATCTCGGCGGCGATCCGGGCCTCGATCCTTGCGGATCCCGCGATCGTCGACCTCCTCGGCGTCTGGAAGGGAGAGGCGTCGATCCATACGCGCCGCCCGGTCCCCAAGGATGCGCCCTATCCGCTCGTTCTCGCCCCCAGCACAAACGCCGGGGCGACGAACGAGGACGGCCTCGTCTCGCGTCGGCCGCTCTTGGTCAGGGACGTCTTCGTCTATGGCGTCCAGCCGACCGATCTCCGGACGGTCGATGCCGCCGCCGAACTGATCTCCGCGCGCTTCCATCGCAAGCGCTTCGCGCTGACCATCCCGGGTTATCACGTCGTGGACATCATCGCGGACCGGCCGCGTCCGGCCCCGGTGGACAATGACAGCCAGGTCGGCCGCCTCGTTCAGCTTCAGCTCAGGCTCAAGGACTTGTCGGGTTAACCCTGTTTCGTCACTATCCAGCCAGCCGCCCCGACCCGCTGGCGCGCTTTGAAGGAGTATCCCGTCATGACCATCAACACCGCTGGCGGCGTTCGCGTTTTCATCGGAACGACCGCCCCCGCTGCCGACGTCGCTGAGTTCGAACAGGACTCGTATATCGAGGTCGGTGAAGTCGAAGACGCTGGCGAAGTCGGTGACGAAGCCGAACAGATCACGTTCACGGCTCTGAAGGACGGCCGCGTCCGGAAGCTGAAGGGGCCGAAGGACGCCGGGACCATGGCCATCGTCTGCGGCGCCGACACGTCCGACGAGGGGCAGAACGCCTTGATCGCCGCCGAGGCGACGCCGCTCAACTACAACTTTATGGTGATCCTGAACGATCAGCTCACCATCAACGGCGAGCCGACCCGGATTTATTTCCGTGGCCTGGTGATGTCGAAGCGCCGCAACATCGGCAACGTCTCCAACGTCGTCCGCTACACCTTCAACGTGGGGGTGAATACGGAGCTGTATGAGGTTCCCGCGACCTGATCGGCTAGACCGATCTCAGCTCCAAGCCTACAGATGGGCCGTCCGGTTTTCGCCGGGCGGCTTTTCTGCATCTGGAGAGACACACATGACCGACAAACGAGAGATCGGCGCGGGGGATGTTCCGCTGACCATCGACGGCACCGAAACGAAGCTCACGCCATCCCTTCAGGCCTGTCTCGCGCTCTCGCGTGAAAGCGGCGGCCTCTACGGTCCGGGTTCGATCTCGGATCGCATCATGCGCTATGACTTCGACGCTTTCGAAGTCGTCATCCGGGCCGGGCTGGGCCTCGGCTCCTCGGCTGTGAAGAACCTCCCCGAGCAAATCTATCAGACGGGCCTTCTGAACCTCATCCAGCCCTGCACGAAGTTCATCGCCATCGTGGCCAACGGCGGCCAGCCGAAGACGAATGAGGAGGAGGAAGAGGAAGAGCGCCGCCCTACCTCGCAAGCCTCGCCATCTTCGACCGGCGAGGAGACGGCTCAGGCGGGGGAGAGCGCCTAACCCTTCCGGATTACTATCGGGAGATCGCCAAGATTGCCCTCGGGCGTCTCGGGTGGTCTCCCGACGTGGCCATGTCCACGGACGTCAATCTGATCCTGATCGCGGCTGAGGGCCATGACGACGCGCAAGCGGACATCATCGACGCCATATATGCCGCGAACGGCATCAAGCCCCCCTCGCTGCGGCGAGAGGAGCTTCGACAGACCAACAAGAGGATGACGAGCGACGCCTTCAAGGCGTTCGCTCAACGTCACAACGCCGCGTTTAAAGCGGCAACTCGGAGGCGGGGGTCCAAACATGGACAGTCCGCCCCCGCGAAGGGAATACCGTCAGGCGGACGGCCGCCCCGGCCGACTCAGAGACGGAAAACGGAGCCCTGAAGGAAGAGCAGCGCCCTCCCTCCTCAAGGAGGGTGCGCTCGACCTCTTCCCGAACCATGGCGTCGGCCGGGTCGGAACACCCCCACATATCTCCGATGATCGACATTGCCGGATCGTGCATGGTGGCGGCGAGGACGCGCATGTCGTCTTGGGCGCGCATCTCCGTTGAGGTTTCAGCGATCATTGCGCCGATCCCGGCGAGGGCGGTGACGGCGAGGACAGTTGCGCCGCCTAGTGATGCAAACCGATGGGCTTTCATGGCATGGTCTCCGTTGCTGGCCCCTCCGCTGTAACGCCTATTGCTTAAGGAAAGGTTGACGATGACGACCGCTCTCGCCTCCGTCGACGTCGAGGTCCGCGCGACCCTAGAGGTCTATGACAAGTCCATGGACGGCGTGAAGAAGACCGCCGTCGAGACCGAAAAGGCCGCTTCCGCCTCAATGAAGGCCATTGAGGACGCCGCGAAGGCGGCCGGCGACGCCAGTTCGGACGCGATGAACAAGGCGGCGGTGGCCTCTGCGACCGCGACGTCCGCCATGGAGGGGGCCGCCACGGCCGCCCGGGCGGAAACCGCCGCCATGGCCCAGAGCGCCACCGCCGCCAAGGCTTTCGAGAGGGCGAATGTCTCGGCCGCCTCGTCTCTTGGGGACTTGCTGGAAGCCCAGACGCGCGCCGCTGACGCCACTCGGGCCGGGGTCGCGGGCGCCCGGGAAGAGCTGGCGCTGATTCAGAACCTCATCAGCCAGAGGCAAGCGGAAACGGCCGCTGAGCGGGAGCGAACCGAGGCGCTGAAACAGTCCGAGGCCGCCCAGCGCCGGGCGAATGCGGCGGATAAGGACAGCGTTCCGACCAAGAAGCAAAGCGCCCAGGCCACGAAGGAAGCGGCCAAGGCCGAACGGGAGGCGAATCGCATCCGTCGGGAGGCGGAGCGCGAGCTTCGGAATATGTCTCGGGCGGCGGGCCAGTTCTCATCCGCCTCAGGGGCCATGATCGGCCAGATTGCGACCGGGAACGTCTCAATGCAGTCGTTCGCCTCGTCGGGTGGGATGGCGGTATCCTCGCTGTCCGCTCTTCCGGCGGCGGCGGCGGTGGCGCTAGGCGGGGTCGCTCTGCTGGCCGCCGGGGTGGTGACGGCCACGGTCGCGACCGACAAATACACGGCCTCCGTGGGGCGGTCGGAGGTCGCCCTCATGGGGTTCGGCGCCTTGGCCGCCCTGACCGTCGATCAGTTTCAGGACATGGCCGAGAAGTCGGCCGACGCGGCGGACCTGTCCATCGCCCAAGCTGAAGAGGCCCTCGGCACGTTTACACGGATGGGGATCAGCAATGGCGAGGTTCTCGAAGGACTGACGTCGCTCGTCCAGCGCTATGCCCAGGTCACGAACCAAGACTTGAAGGGCGCGCAACAAGAGCTGGCCGCCTCGTTCGCTGACCCGATCAAGGGTGTCGAGAACCTGAACGAGAAACTGAACCTTCTCGACGCGAAGACCTCGCAATATATCGTCAACCTCGCTCAGCAAGGCCGGACGACCGAGGCTCAGACCGCTCTCATGCGGGCGCTGAGCGGCGAGATCGGAACCCAGACAGAGAACCTCGGCTTCCTCGCCGGAGCGTGGCGCACGGCCAAGAACGCGGCCTCGGATTACTTCCGCGAGCTGGGGAAGGGGATTGCAGTCGATTTCGGCGGCGGGACGACCGGGGATCGCCTAGAGCGCCTCCGCGGCGACCGTGAACGGGCGCGCGGCGCGCTGATCCAAATCCCGGCCATCAATCGGCGCCGAGACGCCGAGATCGCCGCGCTGGAAGCGACCCAGCGCTCGGAAGAGGCGACGCGCCGAGCGACGGCGGCGGAGGCCCAGCGCCGCAAGACGACGCGGGAAGCGGCCGACGCGGCTCAGGCCCTCCTTCCGTGGGATCGCCAGCGCGCCGAAATCACGCAACGGGTGACGAGCATCGAGGCGGCCCGGAGGAGCGGCCTGATCGACGAGGCCACGGCCAGCCGCGCGCTCCGCGCCGCCCGGGTCCAGCTCAACCAACTGGATCAGCGCGCCGCGCGCGACGGCGCCCGCGCCACCCGGAGCAGCAACGGCCGGGCGCAATCCCTCGCCCGAGAAGCCGCGTCCATGGAGGCCAACGCCCGCGCGTCGCGCGAGCTGGCGGAGGCCTACCTTGAAAGCGCCGAGGCGGGCTTCCGTTCGGAGGCTGTCCGCCAGTCCCTGACGCAAGCGACGCGGAAGGGCATCGACGCCGAGGCGCAACTGAACCGCCAGCTCGCGTTGAACCGCGCGCAGGCCGCCGCCTCGGGCGCGAAAGCGGTGCGCGCCGCCGAGGAAGAGAACGCCGCCCGACGCTCCGCCAATGCCGCCGTCGCGGCCGGGACCATGACGGTTCGCGAAGCGGCGGAGTGGGTCCAGGTGGACACCGCTCAACGGGAGCTGAACATCCTCGCTGCGAACGCGCAGGGCGAGGAGCTTGAACTCCTCACGAAGATCATTCAGCGCCAAGGCGAGGCGGTGGCTGAGACCAACAGGATCGCCGCCGAGGCCAACGCCCTGAAGGCCATCGAGGACGCCCGGGAAGCGAACACCGTCCTCGAAGCCGAGAACAAGCTGATCGGCAAGAACAACGCCGAGCGCCGGGTCGCCTTGGCCCAGCTCCGCGCCATGTCGCAGATCAGGGCGCTCGGCATCGACCCCACGGGGGAGCGCGCGCAGCAAATCCTCAGCGAGGCCGAGCGGGGCGCTCAGCTCGAAAATCAGGCGGAACTCGCCTCTTACATGGATGACGTCACGAAGGAGACGTATCGCCAGATCGCGGCCATGAGGGACGAGGCGGCCGTATTCGGGATGACCTATGAGGCCGCCGCGATCTTCACGCGCCAGCAAGAGCTTCTCTCTCAGGCGGAAGCCGCCGGGATTCCGCTGACCGAGGAGAACCGCCGCGCCATCGAGCAGCTTGCGGAGGCCTACGGCCACGCGACCGAGAACTCGCGCCTGTTGAACGAGCATATGCGGAGCCTTCAGGAAGCGACCGAGTTCGCGTCCGGAACCGTGGCCTCCTTCTTCGATGACATCGTGTGGGGTTCCGGATCGGCCAAGGACGCGCTTCGGGGCCTGTTGAAGAGCCTCGGCCAGGCCATGTTCCAAGCCTTCGCCCTCGGTCAGGGACCGCTTGCGGGCATCCTCGGCACGGCGAACAGCGGCCGCGTCGGTGGCGGCTCCGGCGGCGCCCTGAACTCCATCTTCGGCAGCATCGCCCGGAACGTCTTCAAGCTTCCGGTTGCTCACTCTGGTCTTCGACCTGGAGGGCGGGCCGCGACGAACCGCATGGTCTCGCCGCTGTCCCTGCTGGCGCCTCAGCTCCGTTCCGGTCTGAAGCCCGGCGAGTTCCACGCGATCCTTGAGGAAGGGGAGGAGGTCATCCCCCGGGGAGGCTCGCGCCGGTCCGGCGGGAACGTCTATATGACCGTCACCACCCCCAACGCTGACAGCTTCCGCCGAAGCGACCGTCAGATCGGACAGCAACTCAAGAAGAGGATGGCCCTCTGATGTTCGGCAGTTTTCAGGACATCTATCTCGACGACCTGATCGCCGGGTTCCCCTGCTACTCCAGCCCTCGTTTCTCGACGAACATCGCCGCGTCGTTCAGCGGGAGCGAGGTGCGGAATCGGAACTGGATGCACCCTCTCCGGCGGTTCCGCCTGCCTGAGGCTGTCCGCTATCATGAGCAATACGAAGCCCTTCAAGATCACTGGCTCGTCATGGGCGGTCCGGAATCGAGCTGGCCCTTCACGGATCCGCTCGACTTCGCCTCTGTCGCGCTGGAGTATCCGAACACGGTCCCCGAGACCTCTTCGGTCGATCAGGACATCGGCGTCGGAGATGGATCGCGCCGGGACTTCCAACTGATCAAGACCTATGAGCGCGAGGGCGCCACCTATACCCGGCCGATCTTCCTCCCCCAGGTGGCCAGCGTGGTTGTCGCCATAGACGGGCAAGACCCCGCCAGCGCCCCGGGCGGACCCTATACGTGGACGATCTCGCGCCCCGGCGGCATCATCACCTTTGACCGCGCGCCGCGCATCGGCGCCATCGTCAGCGCCGGGTTCCTGTTCG